CCGTTAGAGATGATGACATCTTCGCAAAATTTTGGTAATTGATCTTCTACGCTGATCCAGCCGTTCATGCGCTTATCATCTCCGGTTCCCAGCTTCCAATTACTTCCTGCGCCATCAGCAGCAGCGCAGCCTTGAGTTGTCCGTGTTCCGAGGTACTGCTTGCTACCTCGGCCATCTGCTTGCCCAGCTCGACCGCCCGCTCCCATGTCTTCTTCTCTTCTACCGTGAAGTAGCAGCCCTTGAGGTCGTACCAGAGACCTTGGGGGTCTTCATCCTGGTGGAGTAGTTTGTTCACTTCCACCCTGAGCTGGGCCGCCGTTACCTTGGGGTCCGCGGCGAATTCCATTAGCTGGACATCGCCTCCGTGTAGCAACACGTCTGGTCGCAGCCCCGAGGTGTTCACAAACCGCCGGAGCTCGTGTGCCTTGGTGATCCCGATCGCTTCCAGTTTCTCTTCGGTCAGGTACGGCAGCAGGTCGGTTGCGACGGACAGCACCGCGTACATCTGGGACTTCCGCCGGTCAATTTTCTCCCCCACGTACGCCATGTAGCGCGGGAAACTCTCGAAGCCCCAGTTCACCCACTCTTTGGACTTCTCTACCTCGGAGAGCATACCCCCGAGCCGGGCGTAGCTGTGGGATAGCCGGATCTGGTGGGAGTTGATCTGCTCTAGGAGGTCGTCGATTTCTTCGCGTATAGCCACTACACTACACCTCCGAGAACTTTTTTGATGAGTTGTTCTTGAAGTGACGCCATCGAAACGTTATTACCTTCTGTTTGTTCTGCAAAAACATTTGCTTCTCCGATGGAAGCAGTCGGAAAGAATTTTTGATACAACCGCGCCGCCTGCTCTGGAACGGCGTTATCAAGCCGAATACGCATGTCAATTCTTCCTGGGCGGACGAGGGCCGCGTCGAGTTGGTCTGGGTAGTTCGTCGTCATAAACACGAGCAACTTATTCTTGGCAAAAATTCCGTCTAAAACGTTCAAGAACCCAGCTAACGACGGCCCCCTGGTGAATATCCTGTCTTCGTTGTCTTCCGAACTATCATCTTTTTTGCGTGAAACCGTAGAAGCAGAAGCGTCCACATCTTCGATCAGCAGAAAACTATCTTCAGGAACAGCGCCCACTAATTGTCGTAACTTCGCATCACTGTGTATTTCATTTAGGCACAGGACAAACAGGCTCTTGTCGAAGTGAGTAGCTAGTGCCTGAACTAAGGAAGACTTGCCGCTACCGGGAGGTCCTTCTAGCAGATATCCACGGTGGTAGGGAGTCCCAGTGGACCGATAAAAATCTTCATTGGCGATAAAAACCTCTATATCTCTCTTTATTTTCTCTAGAAATTCGCCCCTAAGAACCACAGAATCCAGAGATCTCTTTCCGCATCCAGCGATGTACGACCACTGACCTTCCCCGTTCGAGACGCGTATATTCAGACTGTTTGATCTAGTTTTATCTACTTCGGATTTAGCTTCTGCGAACAAGGCCTCTAACAACGACCTATTTCTTCCGATCGTCCTCATGAAAATTTGCTCGACATTGCGCCCGATCCCCGTCTTCTTATCGTCTACGATTCTAGTAAAGAATACCCATTGATCTTTGTAGCGAAAAACGTGTTTACCGGGTGCCCTTGTAAACAGTATCCTTCCTTTGGTATTTCTGGCCAAACTAAGGGAAGCCGCAGTCCACGCGTCTGAATTTAACTGCTCAGACTCAACCAATAGCCGACGGCAACTTTTCATATTTTCTTGCTTTTGCGACAACAAAAGTACGCTCGGAAACAAGGGATCTGTATCTCTTATCGTAACCCCAACCGTAAACTTGTTCAACACGAAGTTAGTAACCTGAACTGGTAGCCCTTTAGCCCACGCGAATAAACTTCCTCCGACAAGAGTTAGAAGGCTTCCGATCCCTAAAATTTCTGAAACGCTGTGCGCGGCAATCGGCATTATTTCTTACTCCCCTTTCTAAGAAACGTCAGAGTCTGTAACCCGCCCGACTCGTACTTCAATGGCTTGTTCATTGCCGTGAACGCTAGTGTAGCCTCGCCGGTCACCTTAGACAAAAACCCGGACAAGTGATCTGCGTTCACCACCAAAGTAATCTCTTGCGGATCAAATAGAGGGTCGGGTTCAACTTGCTCATAAACTGACTCGTCTAAACCGTTTGTTCCTGTTCCTGATGTAGAGAATTGTACCACGCCGTCCGAGAAATGTAAAGTCACTGGGCGCGCGCCGTCGTCTTCTTCCAGCAGAGGCTCTACTGTCCGGTATGCGGCCAACCACTCTTCGGGTTTGAAATAGAATTTCAGGACCGGCGTGACGGCTAAAATCCGCTCGATCGGCTGGTACACCTTGAGGGGTTTGGAGGCGTACACGTCAAGGCCGGGGGACTGGATCAAGGTGCATGTGCCCGCTTCGCGGAACGTGATCGAGTTTTCCATTATCTGGACAAACCCGCAGGCCGCCAGACTGAGCAGGTGCGAGAACTGAGGGAAACTCCCGCCCGGCTCGGACACTACCGTTAGTACCTTCTCGTCGGTTCCGACCAGTCGGTACCCGGGCGCGAACTCGTCCTCGATCCCCATTGCCAGGCTCTCGAAGTGGACCACGTCTCCGCACCACTTGGACTTCTGGGAATCTACTGAGGCGGCGGACAGGGCCAGCGACTTTTTGAACTTGACCGCGGCGTCACCCGTGAAGGTGAGACCGTTCTCATTCGCCTTGGGGAAAGCCTGCGGGCGGGCGTCTTTGACTTCGAGCTCGATTCGCGCCTTGGCTGACTTCAGGACCAGAGACTGCTCGGTGCGGGTGATCTCGACTTGCCCGGACATCCTGTTCGCTACCTGGGTCAGTTTCTTACCGAGCAAACTGAAACTCCCGAGTTCGGATAGCGGGGAGGCGACCACGACCCACACGTCCGAGTCCTGCGCGGAGACTCCGTGGGGGCCGAAGACGTACTGCTCTGCGCGAACGCCCGAGAGTTTCTTGAGGTCGCGCTTCAGGTCTGTGGAGGAGATGATCATCGGTTGGTAATCCTGGACATCAGTTCGCCAAACGCCGCGATGAAGAAGAAAAAGTCAAATATCGCGCAGAGGAAGGACGCAGGGAAGGACCACCACGCCGAAGGGAGGACGCTGGCGAAATAGAAAGCGGCGAAGAAAAACACAATGAACGGGACCGCGAGGAAGACTACTTTCACGACTTCACCCCGTATTTCTCGACGAGTAAAATCGCCGCGCGCCGGTCCATCTCGTAAAGGTAGTCGATAAGAAGACCTACTTGTTGCGTGTCTTCTTCTGTTTTGCAGGTTAGGGCGTAAGTGATAGTTTCCATTATTCCGGTTCCTCCTCGTGATGCGTATCCAACTGAACAAACTCTGCGAACTCTCCAAAAAAGGTCAAGAACCCGCTGGACTTACCTGTACCCTTTGATCGCGTCTTCAGCATTTCTACTAATACCTTGTCCTCGTAAATATCGCTCAACTCTTCATCGCCGTCCCGCTTCGCGACTTCACGGTGGATCGCCATGAAGCTGTCGCATGTATCGCCGAATGACCCAGAACCTTTGGCGTCGGTAATGTGGGTCTTTTTACCTTTGGACTGCGCAGAGGCCTTACGAGGCTGTCCGACCACAATCCATTTACAGCCATACGTCCCTGCTATCTGCTTAATCCTCTTGATCGCCGCGGTCTGGACTCGGTTCTCGTCGTCGATGCCTGTTGTATAAAAATGCAGATTATCAAGCACTGCGACCGTGGCCCCTAAGCGACGTATTGCGGCCTCCATGATATCAAGCACTTCCATGATGTTCGTGATGACTGGGTTATTACCGACGTAGTAGGCTACTCCGTCGAGTTGCTCTGCTGCTTGTTTCAAGTCTTCTTTGCCCAGGAAATTACGGTTCTTGTGGAGCACCTGTGCCGCTACGATCACTGAAATTTCCGCTGGACTTAATTCGCACTGCCAGTTTACCACAACTTCCTGATATTTCCTAGCCCCAAATAAAGTTCCTTGGATCGCGAAGGGGGTCTTACCCATAGACGTGTTCGTCGAGGTGAGCCCCAGCACGGACCCGGGTAACAGGATGGTCATCTTATCCACGTTGGACCACGGGAACCGCAGGCGATCAGCCCGGTCGGCAAGGCTGGTATCCTCGCTATTCTTCATGATTTCCTGAATAGCGTAGACATCTGGGACCGGGGTTGATTTCGCTTTAGACGTGAGACTGTCTACCATTTCGCGGAACTTATCTATGTCACCCTTGCAGTTCTCCTTCAGCGCCTGGTTCGCATCCTTGCAGCCGTCCGGCCATGTTAGTAGGTAGCACCGCTCATTCAGCTCACCCCAAAGCTTCTTCATGTACCCCGAGCCAGTGGGGTCGTTGTCTCCGGACAGCACTACGTACGCCGCCTTCATCAGTTGGTCCTTCTGCTCTGGGGTTAGTTTCACCCCGGCAGAGGGGACGCTGACCGCATGGAATCCCGCAGCCTCTAGCGCGGCGGAGTCGAACTCGCCTTCCGTCAGGTAGACAGGTTCGAATACATCGATCGTCTCGGAGTTCCAGAGAGCGGTCGCCATTCCCGGCTGGCGTGCGAATCCACCCGGCTTTTTCCGAATAATGGAACGGTATTTGATTGAGATTACCTTGTCACCCTCGATACACGGAAAGGCGATCCAACCCTTATCGGCGATGTCCGCCCCGTCTTGTCCAGCCAAATTGCCTATGGACTGGACAAACCCAACGTGGAGTCGCTTTACTGCCTCGTAGATTAGGCCACGCTCCTTGAGTAGCCATTCCCGAGCAGGAACACTATACTCCAAAGCCTCCTCTAGCTTCTGAAAGTTACTGAGCGGTATTGTCTTAAACACTTTGGTCGGGGCGATCGGCTTGAAAGCCCGTTCGGTAGTCTCCTTGGCCTCTTCCCACCCGCCAATCTCTTTCTTCACCTTCTCCAGAGCCTGCTTGAAATCAATACCCTCGACGGCCTGCAACAGCGTAAATATGTTGAAATCCTGGTTGCATCCGAAGCAGTGCGCGCGCATGTCGGGGTAAACGGTAAAGGACGGGGACTTCTCGCTATGTCCTGGTAGCGGGCAAAGTCCCTGATACTTTCCCCCGCCCAAAGATCTCAATTTGAGAATTGAGTTGTACACCCGAATTACCGCGGGGTTCCCCTTAATTGCATCAAGGTCATCAGACATCGTCAGTCTCGTCTCCGTGCGGCCAGCGCTCTTCCCAGTCATCATCTTCAAATCTGTTCGGCTTCGGCGCGGATAGCGCCAGCATTTCGGATTGCACGTCAGCCAGAATAGCTTTGTTCGCCTGCTCGTCCCGGAATTTGTTGGTCATTGTCCGGGTCAGCGCGGAGGCGGCCAATTCCAGAGCATCCCCGGTTACGAAGTCGATCCCGAACCTAAGTCCTTCTACTTCTTCGAGATAGCACCCGGCTATCCAGGTACTCTCTTCCATCGTGGACTGGTGCTTGTCTCTGAACTCTGTGATGGTCAAGGCTACTCCACTGGTGGTGCTGGTATCTCTCGGGGCATCCAGCGGCCCTCGAACGCTACGCCGCGCTGCGCAAACTGAAGGTAGTAATTTCCGTGCCCGAGGTACACGGCTTCTAGCACTTCCCGCTTGTAGTAGATCCAGACCTTCTGATCTACCCGCGGGCCTAAGTAGGCTGTTTTACCCCATGTGTTTTCCATTAGAGTTCCGAGTGGGCCGGGCAGAGTGGTGTCTTCGAGGAAGGGTTGACCGCGCCACGATGGTTGGCGGTAAACCCGAAGCTAGTGGCAGGTTCAAGGCAGACCGAGCACTTGCGCGGGGTCGCCAGGTCGTGGATTGGTTCAACATACTGAATTTTCATCGGGGCCTTTCGGTTTTCCATTATCTGGACGGAGTGTACCACACTTTCAGGTGTCACGCAAATAGGTGTTACGCGAGGGGATCGAACAACGCTTCCTCAGCCTGCTTGGCGACTTCCGCGGCGGCCCGCTCGGCTTCTGCTTCTTCTTGGAGGCGGAGCTTAGCTGATTCTCGGGCGGCGGAGTCGCGATCCCGTTCTTGGTTGCGGCGGCGCGCAGAGAGTATCAGACCGTTTGCAGCGTCCACGAAGTTCTTGGCAGCGAAGTTCAGCACCTTAGGGTCATTCAGGTCTTTGTTCTCAATGAACGTCTTGAAAGCTGAGATAACCTCCTCGGGGCTATGTTCCCGAAGCAATTCCTCCAGAACGATCTTGTGCCCGGCCTGAAAGGTTACCCGATCGTCGGACAAGTAGATCAATTCGGCCTCCAGTGCCTTCACCTGCGGGTCCTTGGCCGCGACCGATGCTGAGGACGTTCCAGAGGACAAACGCCTCGCAGCGCCCCTCAGGTACGCAGAAACAGCCCCCCGGGGGAAGTCATCCCCTTGGTTCTCGTCCAGGAACTCGGTAAAGCTGCGGACAACTGCTCCGCGAGAATGGGCCTGCTCCAAAGCGGACATCTGTTCCCAGGTCTCGTTGAACCCCCCGGCGTTGGCTCCGTACCTCATGCACACTACCTGAATTTCTTTCTTGAGCTTCATGTCCGTGTCCTCGTCTTCAGAAATTGTTTCATTTTGGTCTTGCGGTTCCGCATCTAAACCATTACCAATCCTATCCAAACCAATACCAAACCTAGGGCCGAGGGTCAGCGAGGTCTCCGCTGAGTCTCCGCTGATACTCTTTTCCGGCGGTGGGTTCGGAGGTAAGTTCTTATATTTCGACAGTTCCGAGGCTTTTGGCAGCCGACCAGACTTGTGGATACCTTCCCAATACCCCCAGACCTTGCGATCCTCTTCCCAGACACGCAGGAGACCGACTTCTTCTAGGTTAGCGAGGATTTCTTCGACCGTTTCGACCGAGATTTCGTCGCGGTTGTATGAGTAGACATCCGACCAGATCCTGTCCGCGTCCACTTCAAACACTCCGTTAGCCTCCGCGAGCGGGACCAGGTTGGCGTACTCGGCCCGGAACTGCGGGTGCATCAGTTTCAGCTTCTTGGAGCGCCATACAGCGTCCCCATCCACGACTCTTTTCGGCACGGCTACCCCTAAATTCCAGATAATGGAAAGCTAAACTTCGTCATTGGCGAACTCGTGCAACTCCTCGACCCAGTCTTCGTACTCGCCGCCGGGCCAGCCGCCGCGCAGGTAGTCGCGCCCGCCATCTACGAATACGCCGCAGGGGCACTGGACGAAGTCATGCCGGTGCTTAGACTCTAGCACGGCTAGACACTTCTTACACCGAACTGCATTACGCAGGATTGTGCTCACTCTTCCACCTCTTCCCACTGGCAGGGATCAAATCCGGGCGCGTAATCGGTATCGACCAGAAAAGACACATTATCAGGACCCGCCGCCGACCAAGTATCAGACACTATCTCGTCGCTTGTTGCACCATGCAAGGTCACCTCACCGTTCGGGCGACCAGGAACCTGCTTCACTAATACGTATACTTCACTCATGCTACCTCACTTTCCACTTTCTGGAATTTCTCGAAATAGAACACTACCTTGGTCTCCGCTTCCTTGACCAACCCAAACCTCTCGGCGTGTCTGAAAGAAGCGTGGTCGCGCCGCATCCCCTCAACCACCCGCTCCAAGCACTTACGCCACAGCTCTAAGCCGCAGGAGCTCTTGTTGATATTGCATGACCGGCAGGAGGGGTAGTAGTTATCGTCTCGGTTGTTCTCGGGCCTCTCGCACTTTCCGTTCTGGACGTATTTGTAGGAGGTGTACCCGTGATTTTCGACCGGCACAAACTTGCCTCCTCGGATGATAGGCTCTATGTGGTCGGCGTGCCATCCTTTTGCGGGGAGATCGCAGCCACAGTAAGCACACTTCCCCTTGAACATATTGAACAGCTCGGCTCGTTTCTTTGGGGTTAGACTCACGCTGCCTCCTTCTCTTTCCACTGCTCCAAGACCTTCGGGTAATTGGCTGCGAGAAAGACTTCCCAAGCCTCCTCGGGGGTGTCGTAGAATTCGCTAATCACGCCAACCCGATCGCGCCAGCAGAGGCATACGGCCTCTTTCCACTTTCCATCGATCCTTGAGGTTCCGATGGTGTACCGCTTCTTGCCGATATACCACCCTTCGTCCGGATGTTTCTTGAGAATGTCGTATAAGTAATCAACTGATTTCACGCTGCCTCCTCTTCTAAGTCATCTAACCAGTCTGGTTCGTTTGCTGCGGGGGCGATCTGGACAAGCAGGGCGTCCCGCAAGCCTTGGTCTTTCAGGCAGCAGCCCCGAAATTCACACCATGTGCAGATCTGGTTCGGGAATCGCACGCCGCCGTCCTGCGGATAGTCGTTGTCTAGGGCCGACTGCCTCATCTGCACCATCAAATGCCCGACACGGTTGCCGACTTCTGGGATAATCTCTGCGGGTATTGTAGCACGGACAAACTGGAGCCGGACTTTAACAATCTGGTCGCGCGGAACCCACCTGATTATACCCAATTCCACCCAATTCTCGACGAAGGCTTCTTGTAACTTGGTAGAGCCTTTGCCCTTGATCTCGGATAGTTGGTCGTCCAGTATCTGGACAGCGATCGGGTGCCCGAGCAGCACCTTCTCTTCTTGAGTCTCTTCGTCCTTCTGGTATTTGAAGGCGGTCATCTCGGCCCCACCCTCGTCCAGCAGGCTTACGGTGTCGCCCTTCTTGACCCCGGCTTTGGACTTGACGAACCACAGGAACGCCACATCCCGGATTCCGGACAGCCAGGCGTACTCTCGGAGCTGGGGGTCCATGGATAGCATGTTCGGGGTTAGGTCGAGGCCGGACTTCGCCGTTTTGATGTCGATGATCAGGCGGCTGCCGTCTTCGAGGGTAGACAGCATGTCCACGTACCCCATGAACTCCAGGTCGGCGAGCTCGGTGCCCTCAAAGACTTTCTTCAAGTACTGCAACTGAAATTTGGGGTTGCGGATCGGTAGGCTCGGAAGTCGGGCCTCGTACAGCCGCGCCATCTCCTTACCCATACCCATAAGCTGGAAAAAGTCACCCTCTTGGTCGGTGTAGGAAAGGTCTTGGTCGGCCCACTTGAGCCATATCCGCTGGAACTCTTCGAGGCAGTCGCCCTTCTTGAGGCCGTTGGCATGGTAGTACATGATCGCGTCTTCTACAGCCTTGCCATACTCAAGGCTGGCTTTGTGGCCCTTCTGTTTCCAGCCGTCCACTCGGTTTAGTTTGAACTTACGGCGGCATGTCCGGTATGTGGACAGGGAAGAATTTGACCCGTGCTGGATCTCGCGCCCGGAGGCGTTCTTGTAGAGGAAGCTCACAGCCACTCCCCTATTCCTTGGGAAGCCGCTGACCCCAGTAAGGCACTCATAAAACTGCTCGACCCAAGGCCGACACAGTTAGCTTGCTGCCATCCTTGGTGATTTCGGGTTATCGTGCCGCCGAACTCTGTGAAGATTCCAGTAGGCCGCCATTCGAGGCCGCTTACGTTGAACCAATCAGGCAGTTCCTCCGAAATCATGATCATTTCCCAGAGAGTTTCGTCGCTTCCGTAGTTCCGACGGCGCATGATTACCGGTAGATCCTGCTGCGGGCGTTCCCATTCGTATGAGTACCACTTGATGTCGCTCACCGACCCTCCCACTCTCTGAGTACGTCGTAGACCGCCTTCGGCTTCTTACCGAGGAAGTACATGCAGATCACGAACTCCAATTCGTTCACGGACAGCTCACGCCCCATCAGCTTCAGTAGTTTAGCTCTGTGTTCCCAATAACCCTTCATTTGAGTATTCCTTTCGCCCATTGGTAGATGATGGAGTGTTGCTCGCCGTGCTCTTTCATTTCTTGCTGCTGATCCAGAGTGGGGCCGTCTAGCTTGTACTTAGCTGCTCGGGCGGAAGTCTTAAAACAGGCATCTTTATAACCACCGGCGGCATAACACGAGATGCAGTAGTAGTTGTAATGCGTGCTGTCGGTGGGGTGCTCAAAAAGGGAAGTTCCGTTTCCCGTGCGCTCAGGGTCAAATCGAATCTGCGCGTCGGGCGGGAACTTGTGGATGTCTTCGGGGTTCGCAAAAGCGAAGTTAGGCAGAAACAGACGGATGAAGTAGGGCCTCACCGATGTCCTCCATTCCATTATCTGGAATTCCGTGTTTGGCGATATGCTGATTCAACTCTTTGACGGCCCATTCCCGTTTCCAATTAGCGGACTGAATCGCGCTCTCGGCCTTCTCGACTTCGTACACCAGTCTCTTCCAGACGAGTTCGGGTTGCGGCTCCGCGCCTTTTCGGTACCAAATTTGAGCCGAACCGCCGCCGATCGGAATGTAGAACTGATCTTCTTCGCGGAAGTCCCGGCACTCCTTGTACTGGGACGGCTCGAACTCATCCAGGTTTCCGATAAGCACCGACTCTACCAAGTCTTGCTCGCGAATCCACCCGTAATCTGAGTAGTTGTCGGTAACGCCCCAGTAAGTGTCTTGAGCGTAACCCCACTCTGGACCTCCGTGGATTACCGCGATCCCGTGTCGGCACCAAGTGTCTGAGGACCGGTACCGCACCACATCTCTAGGCTTGAACATCAGCTTTCTCCTTCTTTATAAACGGCGCAAGGAACACACTGGGGGTTCCTGAATAACTTATCACAAGTTCGCGGCGAGGTCTAGAGCAGCCTACGAAAAACACATTACGCTCCCCGTCTAGATCAGTCGCTTTGCTGTGCGGGATTATACCCTCCGAGCACTGTACGAGGTACACCGTATCGGCTTCCATTCCTTTGAAACTATGACAGGTCGATAAGGCCACGCCGGTCTTTTTCTTAGACGCTGCGGCGACCCTCCGGCAGAAATCCAAAAACTCTTTGATTGAACCGTACTTGCTTGCCATCTTGGATAGAGCCGCCAGGTTCTCCAGTGGGTCCGAGTCTGCGTACTCCATCTCTGAGAAGTGGTCTCCTATCCGGAGAGCGCCGAAGAGTTGTTTAAGGGCGTCGGCGGCAGACAGGTCGCGGTAGCGGGACAGGCTATGCACAAACTGCGTGAAATTACGGACAGCTTCCAAATTGCGGGGCTCGACCAGGCGCTGCGGTTCCTTAGTAAGGATTGCCCAGTAGGAGGCGTCTTCATCTTCGGCTTTCAACTCCTTTAGCTTCGCGGAGATTCGAGTACGCGGGAGAAATTTGGTCGGGTGCAGATCGCCCCGAAGCATACCAGAGATGAGGTAATTCGCGGGAAAGAGGGAGGCCCCGAGGTAGGCAAGAGTTAGTTGTATCTCCGTCTGGTTGAAAAATCCACTCTTATTCACGTAATAAAAGGGTATGTTGGCGGCCGACAGCGCTTGCTCAAAAGGAAGTAGCGCGCGATTGGTTCTGGCTAGGATGCTAATTGTTTGCTTTTCTGTCACGCGGCCTCTTTGGTCTGCTTATCGATGTAATTGGCGATAGCCCTTAGTTCTTCTGAAGAGGCGTCATTCTTTATAGTGTTAGCTCTTCGGCTGATAACGCTAATATTGCTTTTGACATAGCCAAGCTCACCAATGGTTCTGTCAAGAGAAGGACTGTTTGAAGTCATCTTGCCTCCGTTGCCTTTGCTGGACCTCAGCGGTGTCCCGAATATAGGACATTTATCGGGAATGACAATGTCTTCCGGCTTGATGTCAAAAGGAATATTCCGATCTCTGGCTCGCTTCTTGGCGTGCGCCCACATTGTGTACTCTAATGTTTTTGCGCCCACTCTAGCCAAACCGTGCTTCAAGGTGGACTGTCCCCGGGTGTCTCTTAGAAAACATCCACAACTTTGAATGTGCTTCCAAGTCAAATCAGAACTGCATATGGTTTTAAGGTTCCCACAGTCACAAGCGCATTTCCACCATACCTTTCTCTTCTTGCTCTCCCTTTCTTTCTCAAGATCCCTCCCCAAGACAAGCAACCTGTTGTATCTTCTTCCCACCAAGTCGATAACTGCTTTGTTGGAGCACCCACAATGCCAAGTACTTCCTCGCCGCAGTTCGTTACCAAACACCACCTTACTATGCCCGCACTCGCATTCACAACGCCAATAACGCCCGTTTCTCAGCCCATTTGCCCGCTCTAAAACTGTCAGCTTCCCAAATTTCTTTCCCAACATTGGGATATTTCGGGCCTGTCCTCTCCTACTCACTTTATTGTTTCCTTTATCTGAGCGATTATCCATTCTACTTCTTGAGCACTACTTGCGAACCCCTTCACAACTGGCAGGGGGCCCGCAGGATTCGACGTATGGAACTTCTCTGCCAGTTCAGCCGACGTAGCGTAAGGCCGGATGAAGTCTACGATCTGTGGTGAACTTCTGTAATTGCGGGCCAGGAACAGCGTTTTAGTTCCCGGGAACATCTCGGACATGTGGGCGAATAGCGCTGGATCACTTCCTCTGAACGCGTAGAGACCCTGCGAAATATCCCCAACCGCCATAACCGACCTGCCCGAGATCAGCTTGATCAGATCCCATTCTATCTTCGCGCAGTCCTGCGCCTCGTCCACCATAATCCAGCCGCGTGTCCAGCGCTTGCGGACCTCGGGCTTCTTCTCCAGAATCTCGACCATCTCTAGGATGAGGGAGTCAAAATCGAGCACCCCGTTCTCTTTCAAAGACTTCTCGTACTGACGGTAGGCAAGTGCGTTCTTCAGCTCCGGGGCGTCGAGGCGAGCCTCAGCTCTAGAGACAGCCGCAGAAGCACGAACCCGTTCCCGTTTTCTAAGGCTGATGTAGGCGCGCAGTGAGCGGGGATCAGCTTCGAATCGTTTTCCGGCAATAGCGGATAGCTTATTTGCCAGAGGCTCAGGGCATAACGGAAATTCGGCGAGTTCGTATCCAAAGTGTTCGCGCTCCTCTACCGCGAAGGCAAGTCCCAGCCCATGAAAGGTGGTAGCGCCTGCTTTACGTGTGGTGGTTAGCTTCCCTACTTGAGCCTCGACCCTGTCCTTGAGGTTCTTGGCCGCTGTACTAGTGAAGGACATGGAGGCAATGTCGTCCGGAGAGACTCCTTCGTTTAGCAACTGGACGAACCGGGTTGTCACACATTGGCTCTTACCAGCTCCCGGCCCGGCAAGAATTTGATAGAATCCAGCGCGCGCGTACACCACGGCCTGCTGCTCTTCGTTGAGAGCGATCGGCTTGGGGGCTTGCTTCTTAGCGGGCATCAGAACTCCAGCGAAAACTCGAACGGATCGAGCGGCGGTAAACCATTGTCGAATCTCTTCAAGAACTCGTACACCTCGGACGGCATGTGTACGTCTACCTTGTCCAACCGGATGTAATGCACGCCGATCCAGGGCCGCTCATAACCTAGATCCTTGAGGGCCAAAGCAATAGGGTCCGAGGTACAACTTCCCCGAACCCCTGAGTCAATGTGATGCTGGGTGACTGAAATCTTCACGGTAGCTCCTAAAAGGCTTCTTCCTCGTCGCCGAACGGATCAGCCGCTTCCCGACGCTCTGGTTGGGGCGTTTCACGGCGGGCAGGTGGGGCTGCGGCTGCCCTAGCTGGTTGGCCAGAGCCGCCCGACTTACCGTCATCCCCGAACTTGATGTCCTTGGCTACGATCTCGGTCTTGGTGCGCTTGGCCCCCGTGGACTTGTCGTCCCATGACCTGGTTTGGAGGCTGCCGGACACGATGACCTGCTTGCCCTTCTTGAGGTGCTTCTCTACGAAGTCGGCGAGGGGTTCCCATGCGATACAGTCATACCAAGCCGTGGATTGGCGCTCCCCGTACCCTTCTTCTACCGCGACGCTGAACGAGGCAACTCTCTTGCCCCCTTGGGTAGAGCGGATCTCGGGGTCGCGACCAAGGCCGCCACCGACCACTACAAAACTAAAACCTTTTGACATGTTTCCCTTTCCAGATAATGGAATTTACAGCGGTTACCGCCCGATGGGATACACCCACGGATAAGGATCGTAGAAATGTGTCGCCTTCGGTTCGTACGTCGTCTTCACCGCCTCGGCCTTCGGTGTCTTCAGGCTGTACTTAGCCTCGAACACGGTAAACGTAGCACCAGGTTTGGCGGCGGTCAGGCGCTTAGCTTCGGCGTCTGCGGCTTCTTTTGTGAGGTGCTTGGCGGGGATCGCGGCGTGTCCCTCATCTGACACGATGATCCAGTAGGGGGTAGGGTTGGGCAGAATTGCCATAGGGTATTTCCTCGCAATTTCTTCGAAAGTCAGGTACTGAGTTTGAAGGACGTAGTTCTCGCCGACTTGACGGTAGATGTCTACGTAGTCTACTTCGGGTTCGGTTTTTACTAACTTCTCGGGGTTTTTGAAGACGGAACCGAGGGTACGGATAAACTCGTCCTGATAGAAGCTGTATTTCGCGGAATCCGGATCGCTACAAGTTTTACCAGTTTGGTGGCAGGCGTCACAGGTAACAAAATAACCGTAGCTGCGGGATTGCCAATCAACGTAGGTCTGGCAAACCTGTATGGCGATAGCAGGGTGACTACACCTTGATGAATTCATACTGCGGGTAAGTTCGTAGTACGCCTCGCGGTGGTCAATCATACCGGCTTCACCACTTCCTTGAGCGTCCCAGCCGCTTTGGCGGAGTTCAGAATCTCAAACGCTGACTTCCATTCGCCTACGGTTAGCTCACTGGACTTTTGCTTATTTACTCTGCCGCAAATATACGCTCCCAACAGCTTGTTGTCAACCCCCGCCGCTACTATTTCTCGGACATGGGCTACGAAGGCATCCTTCTGCTCTTTGGTTGGTAACGGGTCAGTTGCTACGACCGATACCTCTTCTACAAATGCGTGGGCGTCTGCTAGGGCCGCCGCACGCTCTTCGGGAGTCTCGGTGGTCGAGGGGCCTGCGAGGGCGATGTCCTCGTCTGTGATCCCAAGCTCACCGGGGTTTCCGTTATCTGGAACCGGCTCTTTCTTCGGGCGGCCTGGTTTCTTCCTCTCGGGTTCGGGGGCGGCGGGCTTATCCAGGATCAGCTCCACTAGTGTTGGGATCGGCTTCTCTTCGCCGGGTCGCGGGGCATCGGTTGAGGTTGCGGGCGTTTGGTCTACCTTGGGGACGATCGGGGCGGAGGGTGCGGGGGTAAGGGCTTGAGATGGTGTTGGTGCATCTTCTGGTTCGTTCTTCAATTCCTCTGCAATGAACAGTTGACCAGCCTCTTCCGGGAAACAAATGCGTATCGCCGCGGCCAGGGAGCACTTGGCGTTTTGCTCGGGCCCCCTCTTCTGCCACATCTCGGTGAGCGCTACGCCCCCGCCTTCAACCCGGCGAGTACCGGCGACCGATTCGAACCGGACAATGCTGGAGATGGGCTCGGAGAAGTCCTTACGGCGCACCTTGACCCGAACAGCCCACGGCTCCCGGGGCAAAGACTTCTTCTCTTTGTCGGGCAGGGGGATTTCGGAGAGGACCGTCGGCTCCCCGGCGTCGTCGAGGTAGATGTACTCGGGTGCGGAGGCCCCATCATACTTACCTGTCCGTTCAGCAATCAGCAACAGCGCGCTGATCGTGGTGATGTAGAAAGGTTTCATGAAGGAGATGTACGCGCCGGTGACAGGATCGTATTCCTTCGCCTTCCTGAGCTGAAATAGGATATGGCTACCCGGACGTAGCGCACGACTCTTGCACTCGCTGATGAACAGCGTAAATTGGTTGTCGGACGCACCCTTACATTGCTCGGCACGTATTGCAGCTAGTTCTTGGTCAGTAAATTCCATGTTACTCCTTTAGACGAATGAAATGAGGGCATCGTTGTCTTCGCTGTAGAAGATTCCGCAGCGGTAAAGTTCGATAAGTTGGTCATCAGTGGCTACGGCCAAGAGTTCCTCGACATCTATTCCGATGTAAATAACGTCATGGTCGGCTCCGCTAACAATATCGTCCGCACCTCGCCCCACGGGGTCTGCGTTGGGTAATAGTTTATCAAGCCGGAGAAAAGCGTGAAGATCCGGGCGGTTGGTTATCTTGTCTTCGACGCGCTCGAAGTGGAGAAATTCGTCTTTGTGTTCATCGTAGAATTCAGAAAGCTCCTCTGTAGTCATACGTCCTCTTTCTCAATTTGAGAATTCAATTTTACCACAAATTCCAGCTAATGGAAAGCTAAATTGTCCAAGCATCCTGATAGCCCCGCAGCAGAACGTTGTTAAACGGGAGGGGATTTTCTTGGAGGCGGGGACGCTCTTTGAAATCCCACCACTCCGAACCGTCGTACTCACCGCGTTCAAGCCACCAGTCGTCTCCGACCACGACCAAGCCGCCATTTATCTCATGACCACCGCACCCTGAGTCATATCCGACGTTGGCGAATTCGGCAAACAGGTCCCAGGTAATGGCTTTTGTGCCGTCTCCACTGCCGACCCAAATCACGTCGGAGGAGGTCTTGCCGTTATCTCGCAGGGTTTCTAAAGTTTCTTGCAACAGGTTTGTGAGTTCACTGCTCATTTGCCGCCTCCTAAAATCTTTGCACATTTGTAAAGTAGACCCTTAGCCGCCGCGTACGCTACGCCATCCGCAAACTGGTTCGACCCGAGCCCGACCAGGCAGGCCGCCAATCCGTCTGCGCGCGCTCCAACCGGCTCCTTCAGCAGTGCCCCCGCCAGGTACGCCGATACCATAGCCACCATACCTCGGTAGTCTGCGGTAGGGATCTGGGCCAGCAGCCCGGCGGTCTTTGTCCAGTTTCCGGACAGCACGGCTGAGGCTACGGCGGAGTAGAGGGGCTCGTGCTCGGATCCGTGTATACACTCTTCGAGGGGCAGTCCGGACAGGTGCTGATCGAGAACACCCAGAATTTCCCGGGGAGATGTGATGCCCTTGCTGCTGAGGAAATCTCCGACGCCTACGCCTGTCCCAGAGGCAACCGAGGGGGCGGCGCGCAACACTAAGTCTGCAATCTCTCCTCGGTTCAGGGGCTTCAGCTCGAACGTAGCCGCCGAACACCTGGACTTGATCGAAGCCAAGATCTTGGCGGGTTCAGAACTTGTAAGGAGCCACACTGTCCAAGGGTTATTCTCCATAGGCACAAGGATCGCGTCCTGTGCGGCGTCCGTACACCTCTGAAACTCTTCTAGAATGAACACTCTATAGCGGCCAAGGAACGGGCGGCTGGCGGACTCGGCGGCTAGTTCCCGCATGTCGTCTACCTTCCCGACGGCCCCGGCGTTGATAGAACGGATGTCCGCGCCTTCGAAGTCACCCTTCCCTTGGCAAGCGCGCGCCACGATCGCCGCAAGAGAACTCTTCCCCGTGCCGACCGGGCCGGTGTAGAGCTGACACCGAGGGAAGTTGTCCGTGTCGATCCAGGATTGTACAACTTTTTTGATCCCAGAGTTTCCCAGCAGGTCGTCGAGTTTTTGCGGGCGGAGGATTTCAGCTAAGCTACTCATCTACTTCCCAATCTTCCGCCAGCAGGTCATTGATATGCAGTGTGGCGGTGAAGTCCGGCTCGGAGAACACGACGAACCCGGACGGCGTAAGACCGAAGTGACCCTTCTCGCCCATGCTGGCGCGCCGGACGCGCTTGTGCTGCTTCAGCCACTCGGTTGCTTGTAGGATGTTAGCCATTAGTCTAGCGCCTTGGGCCAGCGAAGTTTGTTCAGTTCCTTTTCGTGACGGAAGTGCTCAATGACCGCCGCTGCCGAGTAGGCGGCAAAACTAAACCCGATAATCACCCAAATACTGGCTTTGGGGGCAACCCCGTCCATTATAATAGCCGCCATCCACCCGATAAACACGCTTACAGAACTGCGAGACTTGTCCATACCTCTCCTTTTCCATTATCTGGAATCAATCTTCGAGCACGGCCCGATCTTTCTGGTCAATCAAATCTCTCAACTGTGGGGTAGCCGACGTAGCCTGCAAATACCCCGCTTCGTATTTCTTCTTCTTGAGCAGCCGCTTTTTGAGCCTTGCTACCCGGGCCTCAAGTTTTATCACTCGGGCCCGCATCTCTTCAAGTTCAGTCATACTTCCCTCTGGGCCAGAATACAGCGACTGCGGCCCCAGCAAAACACCAAAAACTAACACTGCCCACACCGAGGAAGGCAACTCCGGCAAAGAAGAACAGCACGGCAACGGTTACTCGGCCCCAGTAAGTCATTCGCCTTCTAGCTCCCGCAATCGCGCGCTCAGACAGATGTTGCGGTCTTGCAAGGTCTCGTTTTGTTCTAGAAGTCTCCCGAGTTTGCGTTCCAAATCCTCTATGTCGCCCGCCATATCAGTATTCTCATCTACGAGTCGGTCATGCTCTCTGTCCTTGTGCGAACACTCGGGGCAAACCGGCGGCAAAGCAGGCTCGTACCCTTCCAGGATGTCCGCTATAGAAGTCTATACTGATTTTCGTTGGACGTACGGATCGGAGTGGAAGATCGGCGGGTCGTACACCAAGTCAAGGAGTTCTTCTGTGGCTTCTTCGATCGTCATGTGCGACCTCTTTCCATTATCTGGAAAACCGGGATATTGCTCCCGGCGGGCAGTTAGAGTTAAGTTATAGCGACCACGACCCCGACCCCGACCGCGACCACGACCACGACCGCGACCGCGACCGCGACCACGACCCCGACCGCGACCCCGACCGCGACCGCGACCGCGACCCCGACCACGACCCCGACCACGACCCCGACCCCGACCACGACCCCGACCACGACCCCGACCCCGACCGCGACCCCGACCGCGACCATAAAGAGCGGTATTTTTGTTTGCTTGAACGGGCCATAGCCGCCTACTTTCCGAGGCCGAAAGACTCAATGGCGGAGGTCTGGACATACCACGAAGCGCCGGGCAGCGGCTGTGCGTCTTTGTATCCCTTATCAGTAAACGAACCGGTCTCGTACACGATCTTCGCGTTTTCTAGTTTGACAAAAGTTGTGTTCACGCCGACTAATTTCCCGGCATAGATATAGTTGAGTCCGAACAGCAGGACATCTTGGTTAAGGAGGGCTTCTAGGCCCTCGCCGTCTACTTCTACTACGCTCACAATTTGCTTCATGGTGTTTCTCCTTTGGGTCCGGAAAAATACAGGGAGATGACGGTCAAGCGCTGAGTCCCTGTCTCCAGTACGTTTGTGTTGAATTGAATATAGCACACGCGGGGACGTAAATGTCAACTAATCTTTTCGGTATTCTTGTGTCTCAAAACCAGCCGCGCCAAGAGGTATGCCATCGGGCATCCACGAGGGTTTCCGCGTCATGCACTCGCATAACTGGTCCACCCCAAGGGGGGAATCATTAGGCACCAGCGCGATGATCTCGTCATACGTCGATCCGACAACTTCGAATCCCATCGCAGCAGCGTTCTTCATGCCCTCCATGAGGATGTCTCGGGCCCAGCTCTGGGCACTGTTTTCCAGCAACTTGCCGCCGAATGTGGGAACCAAACCCCAAGCGGACGTGTTCTGTTGCTTGCCGTAGTACATGATTTTCTGGCGGGTGTACGATCTGCCTTCCCAAACCGCTGGTTCCTCTTCGACGCGAGGGTCAATGTAATGCAGCGATCGCCCAGATGGCAGGATCAATTCCAGTATCTTCTTACCGTGGCACCGGAAGGATAGGAACGGCTCTAAGTCTACGGCGCGCCCTCTAGATAGATACCACTCACGATCTTTGTCCGACTGAGGCACGCCCACGCCTACCAATGATCCGGGGTTTCGTATGGCCCGGACGGCGGCGCGCTCTAGGTCCTTCCAGATCTGCGGCACCTCGGGATAAACTTTCCGGAACACAGCGATGGCTTTGGTGGCCTCTTCCTGGGTCATGATTACTCCCATGTCTCGGGCATATTTCAGGAGACCGCTCCACTGTTTGTTACCGTCTGCGTCTAGGAACTCTTCGCCCGCGCCCAAGCCAAAGCCAGATCCGAGGGAGGCTGGTTTACACAGCGTACGCTTCGACTTGTCCCCCGCCTTGTACTCGGCGTAGAGGTCGGCGTAACTCTGTTTGAAGAAGTGGACGGCGAAGTCCAGGTAGGGATCACGCTTCTCCTCAAACACCTTTAGCCCCGAGACGCACCGAGACAGGAACATGATCGCTACGTTCTCGATTGACGTGAGATCCGAAACGATAAACTTACTCCCGTCCTCCGCTCGAAAGGACGCACGGACGGTCGAGGTAATCACGTCCAGAGGCTTGTCAAACTCTCGCTTGACTCCCTCGTAGTCTCCGGCGCGCACCAGTTCGATCGCTCGCTCCAGGTGCTTTTCGACTGACTTGACTGGTTTTGGGAGATTTCCGACGTTAACACCGTGCGCAGCATTCCGCCCAGTTCTCGCCGCGCCGTAGTAAGTGTACTGGTGCCGCAGCCGCCCGTCCAAGCTCACCATGTCCGCGATGTTGGTGTACTTCCGTACCGATGACTTGGAAGTCTGGCCGCGCAGGATCAGAACCTCTCGGGCGTCCTCGGACAGTTGGGTGTCTTCGAGCGCGCGCGCGACGAGGGTTTTATTCAGCGACGAGAAGTTGTACCCACGATCCCTTAACCAGGGTAGTAACTGTTCCACGGAGTTAGAATTGTCTAATTTTGTGAGTTCGTGCAGTCGGGTACCGAGGCGTTCTAATTCCCGCACGACAATCTCACGCGCCCCGGTCACGAGACGCATGTCCACTGGCCACCCAGTAGCATTGACCATTTCGTTGAGATAATACGTGTCCCATTCGAAGTCGGGCAACGGGAACTTGCGGATCTTTTTGAGGATGGCGCGCTCCGCAACTACATCCTGCTTGCAGTAATCGCAAAATAATTCCCATTCGGCGGGGTCCGTCGCCCAGGATCGGAAAGTGGGCTCGCTCATTCCGAAAAGTGTAGTTTCTCCGCCAAGGTCTTCCGGGATACAAAACTTCCGAATCAACTTGTCGCCGATCTTCATCTTGGCTTGGTCTTCACGCAGACCCAGAATCTTGCCTGCGTCGTCCAGGCTTCCCGGCAAGCTCAAATAACGCGCTGCGGACATCGAACATCTCCACTCAGGGATGGGCTTGTCGATCTTCAGCACATTCTTGGAAATCACCCTTTCAAAGGCGCTGTGCCATGCGTGGATAGCGACCATCGGGTCTTCAAGCGCCTCACGCAGCTCGGCGGGCATCTTGGGTTCGAGGTGAGGCTGCCAGAGTTTGGGTGCGTGATCTCCCTCGGCGTACGCCCCCATCAGGATCGCCGTCGAAGGATCCTTAGCGTACCTGTCGAGCCCGTGAACATCTAGGGCCACAACAGATTTTACTTCCCAGTCGAGGTAAAAGTCCGTTTCCATTATCCGGAAACTTCCTCAGCCGCGACCTGCTCCCACAGCTTCTCCACGTCGATCCGGGTCGCCCCAGCCCACCACGATACCACCGGCGCGCGCTTGATGGCCTCGTTTAATTCGTCCAGCTTTTCCTGTACCTCGGCGGGGAGTTCTCCGTCCTCAGCTAAGTCGTCGGCCCACTGGTCCTCGTCGATATACCCGAGCCGGTGAGGTGTACAGAGCACAAGCTGAACGCACGGTAGCCCTTCGCCCCGTTGCTCCGCCTCCCACTTGAGTTCACCCATCCAGTCCAGCAGGGAGGACTCGTCAAAGAAGAACTTGTCGTCGTCGAACGTGCAGATAGGTGTGGCTTCATCCCACTCCACCATAGGAAGGGCGTTGTACTTCTCGTCCCTCTGTTTGGAAACGCAGGCCCAGCAAATGCTGCGGCTCTTTTCGTGAACGGCCCCGCATTCGCAAGTCTGGTGTGTACAGCCGCTCCAGCGCGCGCCACGCTCCGATCCTGGGTTGTCCCCATAGAACAAGCCGCCCCGCGAGACCCAACCCTTTATGTCCGTCCGATACGTGGCAGCTTCGGGGCTATCGAACATCACCACTGGTTTCTCAACTTGAGAATTCATTTCCCCTCCGGAATACTAAGCCCGTAAATCAGAAAGGTAAACACCAGCCAGGCCCAGAAGAATACCCCGCCCGAGCCGGATACCAGCGCCACGATAAACGCGGCCAGCGCACCGCCCGGAACGCACAGAAACCAGAACCGGCGGGTGTTAGACTTTTCTCGGGCCTCGCGGTCTTCGCGGCCACTGGGTTTGATGTAAAGTGCGTTGTCGAATTCTTGACGGTTCATGGTTTCCTCCACATAAGTTTATGAATGCTATCGGCGCAACGTTTGTATCCCTGTGAAATGGCGAGACCAGTTTCATCTTCACCCAATCCCTCCGAGAGGAGGGAAATAACGAATGAACCTAGCGCCACCCGCAACGTCATGGCTTCGGCCTGTGATAGAACTACACCGTTTACAGTTATGCTCGGTTCTGCGCCCAATCTCATTTTGTCCTCTTTCTTATCTTATACCAATTTTGTGCCACTGCATAAACTCTTTTGCGTCCGCGGCGAACTTTTCGTTCAGTCCTTCCGGCGGCGTGCCTGAGAAAGAGTATTTGGCCCGCATCTTGGTCATACCTTTATCGATCATGTTCGCCTGGTTGACTACTTCGTTTATCAGGTCATGGGTTTCCATTATCTGGAATTCCTTTCGGACCCGGAGCTTAGTGCCTCCCTGGGAGGGGATGGAAGAGGACGCCAGTGGGTAACTTCTCCAAATTCCCGAAGAACGTTGTGCCATAAAGGCGGGTCACCCTTCTCTGGAAACCAGCAAAACCATGAGGACAGCATTATTCCTGCGATAGCGGTGGAGATCATTACCTGCTCGCGCTCGGTAGGCAACTCCTGCTCCACGCTGATCCACTGGTTCTCTTTCTCAAGCTGGGAGAGCCGAGCCCGGGCTTCGCGTAACTGGCGCTCACGGATTCCCAGCGCTCGCCTTACATCTTCTCGGGTGATGATTGTCATTCCCAGCGGCGGCAGTTCTTGTGTGTCTAGGGGCTTATTCGGAGAGTCCTGCGTGGCCTCGGGTTCGTCGCCGGGGATGAAGAATTTCTTATGATCCTCCCACGGATCGCCAACGCACCATCTCCATCCTTCGTGCATGGCTTTGAACTGGCCGCAATTCCTGCACCGTGGCTGAGACGTCGGCTCCTCGCTCCCTGCTGCTGTTGGGGCTGCCTTCCAGTTCTTACACTCGGGAGTTTTCTTGTGCGGCCCTTCGAGTCTGTAATCGCACTCTCCAAGAATCTCCTGCGGCTCTGAGAGGCTAGCATCTGCTGGGAGCTTGGCGCGTAAATCGTCCTGTTCGCGCTCGAAGTCCTCGGTTTCCATGTCTGCAAAATCTCTGTCGTCCATCTCTGCTCCTTATGGTGTGGCTACTTCGTTGGCTTTGATTTGGGGTTTTTCCGCGAGGCCCGCATCGCAGAATCCCATCCCTGCAAGAATGCGCCCATGAGAAATGATCCATCAGGAGGATCATTATTCGCGAGAGGAGCTCGGTAGAAGTTGAGCATTCGAATTTCTTTCTGAATCATCCGATCACTCCAAATCTTGCGCTGTTTCGGTGTCATGGTGGCTCCTTATGGTGTGGTGGGACTACTTTGCTTCAGGTGGTGCGACGGAAACGAACTTCACGCATGGACATTCCTTGTCGCTCCATAAGCCGTGTGCGCAGCCAAAGTCACACTTGGTGTTTATCATGCGAATTACGTGGACATGTCGAGGATGGCCGCACTTGCAGGGTTCATCCATTTCGCTAAGGTTGCTCATTTAGGCCATCCCTACGCGCTTGTAAAACATCCCCGGCTCGTCAGGTTCTCCGTTGCCACCCTTGCCGCAGACTCCGCATTGAATCTCTCCCGCATAGCCCATCACGGCACCCTTCTCGTGGACGGCTCCGCAAAAGCAGCACTGCCGAGGCGCATAACATGGGCCAGTTCCAATCATTGGCTCTCTCGCTTCGCTCATTTCATTTCCTCATTTCAGCGCAGCAGCGCATCAGTCTCTTGAATAGTTCAGCCAACACAAAAGTCCGTGTAGAAGCCTAACGTGGTGTAGTGGTTCGTCACCGGAGCGCAGCATCGGCATTCCACAGCGGCAGCAGAACGCCAGTTTCATCCCTTCTTCCTGACTCATCGGTATCTCCTCGTTTCGCAGCAGCGCATCAGTTCTTTGCTACAGGGGGTCACATTGCTTGCATGTGACGGTGGATACTCCTGCGACGACATTCTTGGCCTCGCTCTGCTTCCTGCCCTGCGCGTGACCACACTCCAACTGCATCATCACTGAGCCGTAACCAAGCTTGCATCGGACGCGATAGAATCTCATCGACAGGACTTTGCGCTTCGGATATTTCATCTCTCTCTCCTTCTGGTGCTGGGGTAAGGGCTACTCAGCGTCGCGTAAAGCTTCGTTGACTTCCAGTAAACTGCGGCATGTTTCCAACAACTTGTCATAGTCGGTCTTTGGCACAAAATCTCCTACACATCTTCCGGCTTCCATGCGATGCCAAATCTCCACATTCTTTATGATTTGGCGGATGGTGAAAGCGGCCCGGCTCGCGCTTTTGCGCCTGTGAAAAACCTTGAACGCCATATCTCTCTTCCTCTCTTCTGGGGCTACTCAGTAGTGGAGCAATCGAATCTGAACGCCCTGTAGTTCTTTCCCTTTTCTCCGAGCGACTTGATCTTCCTCATCGCTGCTGCTTTCGTGGTCCAAGGAAATGCATAGTCCATCGACGCCGCCCATTGGGTGCCACCACATACTCTGTGCATCAGAATCCACAATCTCTTCGGCGCGAACGGTCGCTTATCTTTCATCTCTCTCTCTTTCCTCTCTTCTAAGGGGCTACTCAGAGCCTGCTACCTTCTGACTCCGCCGAAGCCCATAGCCTGAACCCATCGAACAACCACGTAGTGATACGTGCGATGAATCTCTTCAAACGTTGGCGGCTTGCCCATGTCGTCGCGGATGAAGTTGTTCTTACGCAGGGCGTGGAGTTCTAGGCTCTCAATGAGAGACATGAACTCTTCCTCTGAAACTACGTATTGCTTTGCCATCTCTCTCTCCTCCAAGGGCTACTCAGGGCTTGCTACTGGTGAGGCGGTCGATGCGCTCCAACAGAAATTGCAGGTACGACTATCCCGTGGTCCGGAATTCCATAAACTCCCGGCTGGAATCTAAAATCCCGCGGACCCGTTCCTGCAATCGACCGGTAAACGGTGCATAGTGTTTCTCTACGGTCGTAACGGAGTCGCCCAGCATTTTGGCTACGTCGTAAATTGTAGCACCTCGCTCAAGTAATGTCACGGCTAAAGTGTCACGAAATCTGTGGGGATGACAGTTGGGCACGCCAGCCCGGATGCCAAGTTCTTTGATCATGCGGTATAGCTTCGGGCGCGTCATGCCAGAAAGCACCTTGTCCTCCACTACTACAGTTGAGTTGTACCAACGCGCACCCAACTGATCAGCAAGAGCTTCGGATATCGGGATGGTAACCCAAACGCCGCGCTTCCGGGTCTCCCAACGCAGTGTCCTGCCGATGTGGTCAAGCGCCGCCCAAGTAAGATCAGCAACATCTGACCCACGCATACCTGTCCACTTGAAGATCTTGAATGCGAGGCGATCGCCGTCTGTGGTCGCAGCCTCCAGCTTTGCCATCTCCTCCGGTGTAAACGGCTCAGCACCCTTGGGCGCACCGTACGCTCTGAATCGGCCTTTGAACGGAGACTTCTGGATCAGCCTTTCCTCCTGGGCGAGTTCGAAGATAGCGGCCAGCACCGTGTTGTCCGTCAGCAGGGAGCGCCCGTTTTTAGACTGGGGCCGCTCGGACACTCTTTCCTTGCGCCAGACCTGGTACTTTTCTACCAGTGAGGGGGTTACCTCTGAGATCTGGCCGATCTTCTGGCCGATTAGCCAGTTGAAAAAGCTGTCGGCGGCGGCCTCGTACAGACTGTGAGTCGAGGCCGTGATCTCGCCCAACTTCTCCCGCCGGTCCAGCTTCTCTTTGAACAGGGATTCGAACTCTGCCAAGTCGGGCGGCGCGGTTACGCTCATACCCGTGGCTATGGTGCGGTAACTCTGGGTGGGCAGGGTGAGGCGTAAGGTAGGCCACAACTCACTGTCCGGCCCCGAGGCTATGGCTAGACCGATACGGTGGGCTAGGCGCTTGGCCGACTTCGGACATGACGTGCCGAGCGAGGCCCGGAGCCTTCTGCCGTTGCCGACTGTGGCTGAGTAGTGGTACTGGTTGCCGCGCTTGAGGACGTTTTCCATTATCCGGAAACCTCATCTTTGATCGGGTTCTTCAAGTTCTCTAGCGCAACCAGTAACCACTTGTGGTTCAAGCGTCGGTGCTGTTTTATGAACCTCTCTCGGTCCATACCCATGCCGTCGGCCTTGACCTGCTCGTGGAGAATGTCGCAAATCTCATTCATGGTTTTCTGTCGGGGCGTCATAGCGTGTCTAGCTCCATTACTCCCTCGCCGCACCACGGGCAGACATAGTTGGCGCGATACTGGGCAAAGTCTTCGGTTGCGGCGCAAGCGTTGCAGACATAGTGATGTGCGTACCGATCATAATCCTCTGGATCCGCATCCGCGTCGGGGTTGACGCCACAGGCCCGTGCTTGGCTGTATAGGCTCATTTGGTCTCCGATAGTTTCGCTTCTAAGGCGGCAACACGCTCAGTCAGTTGTACAATCTCCCAGTGCTGGCCTTCCAACAAACTGTAGAGATACGACTCTGACTGGTTCACCCGTTCCGCCGCAACCTGAGCGTCAATCGCTGCGCACTGCGCATCTTCGGCGTTGTGAGCGTCGCGGGCATTCTCGTAGTACTGTCCGTAGAGATCAAAGGCTCCCATGCCTCATAGAATACCACCGCCCCGCAAAAAGTCAACTCTTATTTCCACAATTCTCAAATTGAGAAAGGGCTGAGGCGAACCCCAGCCCCCTCAGTCAGGCAGCCTTACGCGACCCAAGCGGGCGTCCCCGCTTTGCCGCAAAGAAAGCGGGGACGGCTACGGGAGCAAGCGTCTGGTCTGACATTCCAAAAGTGGTGAGCAGCATACCCAGCAGCGCCCGGGTGAAGTTAGTCTTCGCGCGGCCACTTGGCACGCGCGCGAACCGAGTCTTGCAGAAGTTCAGGCATTCCTTCAGCATCAGGTCGGTGTCCAGCGCCTCGACCACGATCACCTTCGACTTTGGGATACGGACCAGTTTGTCCAGATAATGGACAATCTCTTTCGTATCCGTCGTCTTGGGCGGTGGGTTCTTCGCGATCGCCTGGGGCTTGATCTTATACCCGCGGCTCATGGCAATGCTCATCACGTTGGCGGGCAGCGCCTTCGAAACTGTCTCATGCTCGGCGATATACCGGAACGCCGTAGCCACGCTCATGTGGAAACTCTTCCGGAGGAACCCAGTCCACATCTTCTTAGGGTGGAGTATACCACGGATCACCACCAAGTGGGAGCCGATGCTGAGTTTGGATTGGCCCTCCTGGTGAAGTGCTCGGGCCAAGTCCTCAGCCTTGGTTACGATTGTCTCTCGCTCATCTGGATCTAGTTGGGCCCAGCCCTCTAACGATTGCAGCTCGGCGAGGTCTGGTGTGTGGATTGCTTGCTTCGCCATTGTAAATCTCCTGTATGCCCTAGTAGGGCGGATGTCTGTATGATACACCGCATAGCGGCACAGTTGTACGGAAATGGAAACAATTTTACAGAATTATTTGATTTCCACAGATTTATGCTTGCTATGTCGGATGGGCATGAGCTATATTGCTCACTATGACCTACCTAGAACTTGTCGAGGATTACGCCGTGCGGACCGGACTGTCGGTCGAAACCATTATAGAGCAAGCCATCGAGGACTGGGTAGCAACAACAGGGGCCGCCTTGTTAGAGGCGACCCCGAAGTCCAACTTGGTGATATTTCCTAGTGTTGTGGTTCAGTCTGCTGTTGCGGCGGGTTGATTTCCATTATCTGGAATTTCGGAGCAAGGAAGCCATTTCTATCTCAGTGGCTGAAATGAAAGGCTCTACGACCAAATTGTGGCAATGGTTGTTTGATCGGGCGTGGCTCCAAATGCGATCTGCTGACTCCCGCACAATCAGGCCGTCACAGGTTTTGCACCAAGCCCACTGTTTGCTGGTTGTTACTTCAATCACGCCGCCACCTTCGCTTTCTTCGCCGCCCGCTTAGCCGCCACGTCTGCCTTTACTGCCAGGCTCGCGATCGCGCTCCACGGAACCTCATACTCTGCGTGTAACCCTGAGAACTTTATGATAGCACACCGCGGGCGGGCCTCGACAATTATCTTCCGGTTCTTGCCCTTGGTGAACAGTACCTCGGAGGTCCCGAAGCGGTTGCGTGTGCTGCGTTCGGCTAGGTCGGTCATGTCATCCTTTCATTGCGGCGAGCTTTAGGGTGCAGGCGTTGAAGTCGATTAGAGTCTGGATGTGGACTTGTAGGAGTTTGTCGTAATCTTCTACGGCTACGAAACCGCCATCGGGGTCTATTCCCATGCCCGCGAAGTCATAGTCCCATTGGGGCTCCCAGCGATCTACTTTCTCGGGGTCAAATTGTTCGTCCATTATCTGGAATCCTCCCTTGCTGGTTTGGCATTTCAAGAGAGCCCGACTGTAGGAACCGTTCAAGCGCCGAGCCCGAGCAACGCACGCCACATAGTAACACCGAGCCTTTGACCGGCTGCGCCGTGCGGTTATACCTTTTGATGGAAAGCTCCTTGCTGTTGACTCTCGTCGCTACAGCGTAAGGCGCTTCCGTCCTGGTGTTGCATATCTTGCATTGCATAAACACTCCCTTTCGCCCATTAGCTTTACCCGTCCGCGCCGCGTGGAGGCTGGTTTGTGGCGGACTACCCGATACGCTCGGGCGGGCGTGTTACTGAATTACCAATTCTCCCTCGGCCAGCTCTTCTGGCGGCAACACATAGAACTCAAACTGCGATTGCGTACCGTGTTGGGCCGCGTACTCGTCTGTGATCGTGGCGTAAGACCGGACGTAAGCAAACGCGGCCTCTGCGCTTTCGGCTTCGATCTCGACTTCTAAAGCTACTTTGTATCTCGGCATCGGTTCCTCCTAAGAAACGACATCACAAATCGGGTTGAATTCCTGTAGGTCATCGCGGAAGTTCTGTACGTTGCCGACACCAATCTGTTCGGCGATCTTCCAGCCTCGCGCAACTGGGTAGGAAGAGATTTGCGCTCGATAGCCATATCCTCGGCGCAAAACGAGGAAGGTAAACCCAGTCTCGTCTACTCGCTTGACTGCTGTTGCTACGGCGTCCTTCTTAGTCATTTGGCCCTCTCTTTCCAAATAATGGAATACTACGCTGCGGTTTCGTGCCCGTCAAGCTAGATTACACCGGACACAGTTACATTTGCGACTTACGCACCCGTGTTTACCCTTCATACAGGCTACACAGGTCCAATCCGTTCGCGCCGTGCGGCTTACTGTTTTGCGTCCAGCGGGTAGAATCGCGGCCCTAAACCTGGTCGCGGCCTTTGGTGGTAAACGGCTGGGGGAGCGGCTAAACGCTGGGATCAGCAATTACAGCCTCCAACCGTTCGGGCGTGGCGAAGAAATAGTGCCCGTCGTCATCCCGCTTGACTAGTACAGTCCCGAACTCGTCGAGCGTTGCCCGCTGGACTATTACCAGGTAAGAGATATCGCCGTAGGTGTAGCGCATTAGATCATGGCGTTTCATGCGGCAGCCGTTCGGAGATCTTTCAGCATCTGCTGCTTTTCCTTTTCGATCTTGTTGAGGTCGATCTCAAAATAAGCGGCGAGTATTTTGTTGATATCCATGTGGATGGGGTACAGATTATCCCTCCCCGGACGTTCGTCCCATTTGGCTAAAACTACACCATCACCCAGACCGCCGTTATCTAGGAACGAGCCAATTGTTTGACTCTGGTCGAGCACCTTCGCTTGTTTTTCGTGTTCAGGATATTTTCTCATGTAACCCTCTCTTTCTCAACCTATTAGCCGGGATAAACCCGTTGCCCGCTCCCCGCCACTTGGCGGCCAGGTTGTAGGGGAGCTAACCCGGATACCGCCGGGTCTCGGTTCAGATCCAAAGAATGAATATCAAGAGCGCCATAAGACAAACGAACTCGATAAACTCCGTCTTCATGTATCCGCGCTCAGTTGGGGTTAGCTTAGGCATCGCGCCTCACTTTCAGATTTAGACCATACTACAGGCTAGGGGTTAGGTTGTCAAGTTGCGTACCGCTACGCCCAGGTTCGAGCGTTTCGCCGGGATCTCACCGGCTCATCAGGCGGCTTCGTCTTCGTCCTCTGTTTCGCTTTTCTCGGGGTAGCGAACCCAAACCCAAGCCGCGACGAACGCCCCATCCTCGCCGTAGCTGACCACTGCGTTATCATCTATCTCGCATTCGTCGGAGCCGTACTCTTCCCGAGCCATTTCGCGGTAAATTTCGTCCCTTGGATCTTCCATAAGTTCCTCATTCTGCGACGATACGCGCCGCGCGGTTATGTCCATTATCTGGAATTCTCAAACTGAGAACTAGCGCGCCGAGCTCGGAAGCGCGCCGAACGCTGTTGCAATCTGTTGTGAAAACTCTACGTTGTTCTCTATGTCTTGATCCATGAGAAACAGCCGGTGATAGGTTAGGCCGAGCATCACAGCAATGACGGCGAGCAATACGTGTGTAAGTGTTAGTTTCTTTAGGGTTTGCACTTTCTACCTCCCAGGTTGTAAAGACGTTTCGGTTAGGCGATGTACTGCCGGGTAAGACGATGTTTGAACGTGTCGAGTGTTCCGGCTGCGTTCGGGCCCATGTACATGTAATGCCCGACATAGTTGGTGGCGGCTGGGTTGAGTGACAGTCTACCGGCTGCGATCGCTTCCTCGAAAGCCTGTTGTGCGTCTTTCATGGGGTGTTTCCTCCGTTTGCTTTGAACCAACAAACTCACATTATTCCCCACCGAATAAATTGTCAAGTGTTTTTCTGAAATAAATTGCATGTGATATAATGGGAGCATGTATTCAGACGATTTTCAGCTCCCACCCAATTATCCATATAAGACAGGCACGCCCAAAGAGAATGAATGGTTTGCGGCGGCCCGTACCGCTCCGAAACGGCCCGCTGTATACACAGTTTGGGCGGCAAACCGGCTGCTATATGTTGGAACATCGGTCCAGCCGCGACACAGGCTGCTGTACCACAACCGAATGCAGGAATTTATAGACAACGGAGTGACGCATGTGTCGTGTATCGAGATCCCGAACGATCTAACCAGGATGTGGACAGAGGCGTATCTCATTCATACGCATAAGCCGCCGCTCAATCGAATGGGCAAGTTCGGGTTTATCGTCCTCAACAGGTGGGAAATGCCAGCGGATAGGCGGTACATGTTAGACGAGTATCAGGCCAAACGTCAAGCCCAAAAGTAATTATTTTCAATTATTTTTCGGATGGGTTGTGATTTTCGTCTCATTTGAACGTCTAATAACTATGTAGACCTTTTTACGGTTTACGGACGGGGCAGAATGCGCGCCTATCCTCTATGGCTTTCAACGCTCAAAGCGCTAGCGCCCTAACCACTGGGAAACACTCTGCCCCAAACCTTATGTTGATGGTTCTAAAGCAAGTATAGTAATGATTATATACTTGACTTAGGGAACCGCTTAGAACCACTTTCCAGATAATGGAAAACCGCACGCCAAGCCCAACCGCTAACCCATGCCAAAGACTATCGCCCAAAGATTAGAGCAAGTCTTGATCCGCATCTGTGAGGACCCCAATGCGAGCATGGATCAAAAGCTAACGGCGAGCGCGCAACTCACGCAGATACGCAAGATAAAGCCGCGCCCCAGGGCGAAGCGTAAACCGCGCGCAACACTCCCAAACAGCGTGTTAGGTACAAGGGCATAGGGTAAACAAGCGACACGTAGCACGATTTTCCATTATCCGGACAACTATGGCGCGCAACAGGGACAAATACCGGCACGGCGCAACGCTCAAGAGATGCAAACTTGACCGCGCGATAGAGCAATGGTATGCGGAATGGATCAAAGAGATTCGCTATAGGCTGGACAGATGCGGCGACGGTCTGGACATAGGGTTATCGTGCTAGACGCGCGCAAACTGCCTGAACGCGCACAAGACTGCAACAGCCTAGATGAGCTCGCGCGCTGGATGCAAGCGAACAACGTCACAGAGTACATGCCTAGTGAATCGCTGGCGTTTCGACTAAAGATTGAGGCGCGCCCAACGTTCCGAGAATACGGACCAGCCTGCTAAGTACGAAACAGCTTGCCCGCAACGGATGTAATAAGACTGTAGAGAGTGTAAGACAGTCCAAGGGTAGAGATAGAGCATTCAAGTTGAGCGATGGGAGTTAGTTTCACCCGTCTGCCTTGGTTCACCGAATGCTGAAACCGACCTGATTACTGAAACCTTGTCCGGATAATGGACTCGCGCCCAAAGGATACAATGCTCGCCCAATGCCCTAAGCATGACATAGCCTATAAGCTGGTAGAGATCGAACGGGGAAAGACAATAGAAGTATGCGACTCGTGTGTAAGCGAAGCAAGGCATAAACTAGCGGAGATGTTCCCGTTCTCTCCGTTCTACACTGGCGACACGCTGCTCCAGCCGTTCACGTACCGCGAACACGCCTAATTGCTGAACACGCCCGACGAATAGGTTACGTGGAACTTTTCAGTGTGTTTTTACCGCGAAAATATCCGAATAATGGACAACACGACATCGAGACTAATCCTACGATTAGTCAACAGCCTTTAGAATCAATCACTTGACGCGGTATTGTGACGCGATTGTGTCAATTTCCCTTTGGTGAGTCGCTGAATACACTAGATGCCCGACTCGCAACAGTGTATCAGAGTCGAAAGCCAGTCATGTTACAGCGTGCTAACTCGTTTAGACTGAGTGAGTTAGATCGAGTCGCTGGCTGGCTAGAGTAGGGGACCCTAAAATCAGTTTCGGCTGGGGCGGGCCTTACCCCCTTGGCCGCCGCCGGTACCGCTACGTGACCTGGTCACCCCGAGGGTCTTTTCCTTTCATAAATACTAAAGTAATTTATTTAAATTACCAAAGTCATTTTATTTCCGGTTTCCAAATTGTAAACGGACCCCAGTCGTACCACCCATGACAACCTCCTCCCAGACCGCGGCCCGTATCTTCTCCTTCGAGAGCTGCAAACTGGTTCCATACAACGACGCTTCCGGAAACGCAACGGTGGGGGTGGGTCATCTCCTTCACCTCGGTCCGCTAAACGGTACGGAAAAGCCGATTACGATCCAGCAGGCTCTCTCGCTCTTCGCAGCAGACCTTGTCCACGTATCCGAGCGGTACATCAACGAGTTTGTCCGAGTGCCGCTGACGCAGAATAAGTTCGACGCACTCTCCAGCTTTACCTTCAACCTGGGTGCCGGTACCCTCCAGCACGTTATTTCCGAAACTGGACTCAACCAAGGCGGGTATGTAGAAGTTCCCCTCAAGATCCTGGAGTACAATAAAGCCCGGGTCAACGGGGAGTTGGTAGTTCTGGACGGCCTTACTAGACGAAGACAATTCGAGGTGGGGCTTTGGAACAGTGACCAACCGGGAGCTTAAGCAGCAATACAGGGTTTTCAACCGAAAGTACTTCGGAAACTCGTTGCCCGATATATTCGTAGGGTACGCTGATGTTTCGTCTGGGCACGCCGCGGAGTTTATCTCGTACGAAGACGGAACCTACCGAATCCATATTCACCCTCTGATCAAACGTCTGAAACTGGACAACTACTCTCTCTTGCTTTTGGTTCACGAGATGGCGCACTGTAAACTCCGGAACGCTCCGGCCCGGGTACGGTGTGGGCATGGAAAGATATTCCAGGACGAAATGAAACGGCTCGCCAACCTGGGGGCGCTCAAGGATCTTTGGTGACGCAGCTCGAACAGATTTATCACCTAGCCAACAGTCGGTATTTCCGCGGCAGGCTTAAGAACGTGAAGATCAAGTGGGTTCGAAAAGGATTTCCGAGTTCGCACATAATGGCGCGGACCCGATCGGTTCTGGGAACTGTCCCAAAAGGAAAACGCAAGTTCCTGATAGAACTAGACTGGGCTCTTCGTCGATACCGGTCCGTCACGATCATGACTGTAATCCACGAACTTGTCCACGTCGAACAATGGGATAAGGTCAAGACAGGTCGGGAACACGGTCGTCTTTTTCAGAACCGGATGAAAGATTTAGCTGCTAAAGGCGCGTTCAACGGTCTGTGGTAGCAGTATTTGTGGGGTCGGTTTACGCCCCTGACGCAACACAACTCACCCCTCAAAGGAAACAACAAATCATGGCACGTCAAGACTCCTCGTTCGGTATCCAGAATTTCCCGCAGACGGTTGCGGTCACTTCCAATACCCCGCTCCTCGCTCCTTCCGCTTCCGGAGTTTATCCGGGGCTCCCTTCCCCCGAGTTCCCGTTGTCCACCAGCTCTTTGCCCACGGGTCTTTTCGTTGGCATTCCCGCCGACATCGCGGGCAGCGTGTTCGACGGACACCCGTTCGAAGTCTCGCTCGCCCTCAAGGTAACCTCGACGGCCACCACCAATTTCCAGGTTAGCCTGTATAACGCTAAGAACTCCTCGTTTTCGGCGGGCTCTGGCGCGGGCACAGCGGGTGGCTATACTCTCGGCACGCTCGGCACTGGCTGCACCCTGCTTGTTACGGGTACCGGTACCGCTGGTCTGACGGCCTCGCAATCGATCAACTACTGGCTGAAGGCGCAGTTCGTTTGGGATTCGGTTACGAAGATCCTCGCCTACACGACCTCCACGGCCTACCTCAACGGAGCCTCGGTGGCAGCGGGCACCACGGCGAACGCTACGGCGGTTGGGCTGACGGATCTGAACTTCATCCCCTCGTTCACGATCGCTTCCGCTGCTACGACCTCGATCGTGGTCACGGAATTCGTCATTAACCGGCTCTAATCCATTTAGAATCAGAACCTTAGGGGGTGGAAACACCCCCGAGGAGTCCCAATGGAATTCCTGCTAGTTGCCGTGTTCGGCGTTGGGCTCGCGTTCCTGATTATCCTGGCGATCGGCCAGTACCTGACCCTCGAAGCTATCCGGTTTGAACTGGAGGAGTACGCAGAGGATTGCAGGGAGGTCGAGCGGATTACGGACGACCCGAGAATCAAAATTCATTACAAGGCTGTAGCCAACCGGTTGTCCGGAGTGCTCGGCAAATACTTTCCGGAGAACTAAATGGCCAATTCTCTCAACAGTTTACCCCTAATTATTGATACGGATATTACTTCGTATCGTACTACGTCAGGTGAACGACTCCAAGGCATCCGTGTCCAAAAGCTGACGCTGGCCGTCGGGCCCGGTGGGGCTTCGACCGCGGGCACCGTTACGATCACGGCTCCGTCTGATAGCTCTACGCTGTTCCCCCCGATGGTTGTGCCCGGTTCGTCCGCGGCGAACACCATCCTATACGTAGACAACCCGGATTCAGGTGACTACCTGACCTGGCGGGACTTCGCCGTTACTGGACTTACTGCGACGGGAACGCGCTTGTTCCTCTGGTGGACGGTCTAATGCCTGATCAGAAGAAAAAAGGCGTCGTCGTCAAGGTAAAAGTTAAAGTCAAGGTCCCGGTTTCGGGGTCCAAAAAACTAGTGGTCAGGAAATAACATTATGGCAAAAGAACACTCACGAGCGAAGTCAGCCCTCAGCGGCGGCCACAAGTCAAAGTCTGGCGGCAAGCCCCATTCGATCCACGTACGCCGCGGGCATTCGGGCGGGTTTGTAGCAACCCACCACCACAAGCCGGACGCAGACGGCCAGATGCAAGAGCCGGAAGAACACGTGATCCCCGACATGCAAAGCCTTAATCAGCACATGAGCGATTCGATGGGTGACCAGCCTCCTGCTCCCGCCGCCCCGGATCCAGCCGCCGCGCAAGCTGCCGCTCCTCCCCCGGCTGCTGGCGGCGCACCGGCAGGAATGTAATGGGCTGGTTCTCCAGGTCCAAACCTACCGTTTCAGTTACTCCCGTATCTCAGCCTCTTCCCCAGGTAGCAGCACCCACAGTTACACCCAAGGACACCTCAATGAGCTTTATCACCGCACTTGAAAGCGACATCTCCAAGGTAGAGAAAGTCTTGGAATCCTGGTGGGGCAAAGAGCCCGCCTTCTATAACGTTCTGAGCGTCGGCGTAAACATCGTCGGCATCTCGCTCGAAACGGTATTCACGATCGACGGTAATGGCCCGGCGGCCACCCTCGTTGGCAACATCGTCTCCAAGGCGCAGCAGGAACTTCTGGCTGTGAATACCTTGGTCAAGACGGTCGGTCCTACCCCCACGGGTAAGAGCCTGCTGGCTGGTGTCGCTTCAGATGTAAGTCAACTCGAAGCTGCGGCCAACATCACTGATCCGAAGAGTGTGGCTGCGTTGACGTTGGCGGTCAATACCCTCAACAACCTAGTTGCCTCCTTCCCGGTTACCGCTCCGACTCCTGCTCCTGCTGCTTAATTCCAGATAATGGAAAAGGTTCGCTCCATCCTCCGCGACTTAGCCTTGGTTACGTATATCGTGGCCGGGGTTATGTTGTGTGTCCTGCTCTACAAGGGATTCGGGATCGTGGGCGAGGTGAACACGGCTCTAACCACGGTCAACCAACCGTGCGCTCCCGGCCCCTGCGGCCTGCTGGCAAATTTGGGTAAGACTACCACCAAGGTAGGTGACGCCATAGTCACAACCCAGATTCAAGAGCAGGCGATAGGAAAAAAAGTCGGAGCCACGATGGACAGTCTCGGCACGATCCCCGGTCACGTCAACACCGCATTAGACGGGCTGACACAGACTGAGGGAACGGTAAGCCAGAGTCTTCAGACGGTGACGGCGGGAACCACGCGATCGCTAAACGGATTGGATGTTGCAGTACTCGACACCGATACCGTGATCAAAGGGTTTGTACCGGCGCAGACTGCCCTCCAGAAGTCCATCACTGACTTCGACACCCTGATCACCAACCCCGCGATCAGCCAAACGCTGGGCAACGTGCAGGTAGTCACCAGCGAGCTCGGCACCACGGTCGCCACGGGCAACCACATGCTGGACACCGCCGACAAAGTAGAAACCAAGGCTACGTACCGGTACCTCAACCCCTCGAAGAACCCGTTTGTGCGGGCCTACTATGTGGTCGAGCCCTTCTTCTTACCATCAGCCACTATCGCAGGAGCTTTGCTGGCCCACTAATATGAGTGATAAATGGCAACGGTCTTCAGAGAAACATTCGGTTTCAATACACTCAGACGGGTTCGATCCGCCTATGTCGTTCACGTTGACCCGGTGGGACAACGGCAGCGTCACCTTTTCCGCCGCACCCGTAGGAAAGTTTGAGTCGAGTGTAGTTGATATCCACGTTCCTGTTCCCGACGATCAACTCGATCCACGCTCCGGTCCTACCTTCTTAATGTGGCCGTACTCTCTGGTCAAGTGGGGCATCAAGCACCTCGGCACGACTCAAACTGAAACCGAAGCTCTGAACCCCAAGCAGGTCCTCAACAAATGAACCCAGAGATTCTTGAACGGATCCAGTTTTACGTATCGAGCACCCGGCGGATATCAGCCATCGCTGCCCGCAACCTACACGAAGCCGGACACCACACTCTGGCCGCGGAACGGGACAACGAAGTCGCTTACGCCGACCTGATCCTCAAGGATCTCCAGACGGAAAATCATGCCGCTTGAGTTCAACAAAACCCACACATACCTCCGGCTCTACTTCAACCACCGAAACGACTTCCCCAATGTGTGGAGCGTAGACGACGGTGACCCGACCAACGAAGTCAAAGTAGCCGAGCTGATCATAGAAGGCATCGGCCTGGCTAAGTTCAACGGTGAGGCGCGGTCAGAACACTCTCCCGTCGCTTGGATCGAGTACCCGCAGGCCAAGTGCTGGATCGTCGAGAACATCATGGTCATTTCGAATGAGCCTGAATACTAGGTTTCCGACAACGCCTGCACTTCTTGAGTTTGCAGAGTCCGTAGTGGCAAAATAGCTTACGGCACTTCTTGCACTTGTCTCGACGTATTCCGCTCATGTTTTTGCCTCCACTTTGGTACCGTAATCTCCGTGTTGGCGTTTCGCTATCTGCCGTTTGACCAGTTCTCGGGAAGTCACCTCGACCGCACCCAGTTCAACTGCCTTAGATCGCTTAGCTAGGCACACGTCGAAGTGTTCCTTGTACGTCCCGGGATACTGAATCCACTTTCTGCGGACTCCGATCGCGTCCACCATTGCCAACAGCTCTTCAGTGGTATCGGCGCTCATGTGGCACATGATCATCCGCCCATAGCCCGCTTGCATGTCGTCTACGTAGACACTCACTGCGGATCGCCCGTCCCGCCCGAGTAGTGCGTGATCTCCACAACGATCGGTGGATCGGAGCGGAGGGAAGGTTCCTTGCTCTTGTATAACTTGCAAACTCCTCGACTTTCTCCGTACGGATGGTCCGTCTTTTTCCCGCCACAGGTCGCGCAACTAGTATCTTTTTCGCTCATCCCGTATTCGCTCATCCCGTAATTGTACCACACTTGTCCAGATAATGGAAAGGACCCCGTGAAAATTTCAAAGCGCGATATCGAAAGTATGCTAGGCATCCTCGACTACCGCCCCGAAGAGACTGAAACCTCCTGTACCTTCCGCCGGTATTCTCTGACTGCTGCACGAACCCCCGCAGGCGTCCTCGTAGAGTGGTTCAAAAAGAATACCCGGGAGCCAATCGAAGCCGACGGATTCTGCTAAACAATGCCCGAAGTCCCCGACAATCAAGATCGCTTCGACCTCCTATGCCAAGAGCACGGCGGCGACAGCAAAATCCCGAACGAAGAACTCTACACCTACCTGCTCTCAGTGCGGGAAGATCTGATCAACGTAGCCTCCCTTGGGATTGAGCACATCCGGGCGTCGCGGCTTGGTATAGAAGTTCGCCGTCGCTGCCAGACCGACTTGATGTGGATGGCCCGGTACTTCACCTGGGGCACGAACCCGATCTCAGACAATGGCCTCCTCCCCTTCGAGGAAAACATCTTCGACGAAGAGTACTACGGGGCCTTCCCCAAACTCTTTACCCAGAAAGACCCGTCCAAGCCCCTCAACCAACAGTCTGAAGTCAAGACTCGGTTGTTGCTATGGCCCCGCGGCGGCGCAAAAAGCACATTCGACCACATCGACACTGTTCAGTGGATCCTCTGCTTCCCCGCCATCCGCATCCTCTACCTGACCGCCGAGAAGAGCCTGGCAGAAGGCTTCGTCGGAGAGATCAAGGGCCACTTCTACATCAAAGAAGAGCCGTCGCTGATGAATCTCTTCTGGCCGGAGTTCTGCGTAGAAGAAGGCAAAGCCGGGGCGATGAACACCTTCACCTGCCCGGTGTACGCCGCCAAGAAGACGGGCCGCAAGGAACCCACGGTCTACGCCTCCTCGGTAGGCAAGAACAAGGCTGGCTGGCGTTACGAACTGATCAAGGCCGACGACGCGGTGTCCGACACCAACTCTGAGACCGCCCTGCTGTGCGAGAAGATTTCGCGCGCGCTGTTCCTGGCCGAGAAGCTGCTGGCGTTGGGCGGCTACTACATCGACTACATCGGCACCCGGTACGCCGACGAGGACCACTACGGCGTCCTGCTCTCCAAGAACCTGGGCGACATCCAGATTACCAAGGGTGTTGGCTGGGAGTTCATGGAAAACAAGTCCACGAATTCGAACATTCTTATCGGCAAGGCCATCCAGATCAAGCCCGAAGTAGCAGAGGCTCTGGAGCGCGAAGGCAAGCCGGTCACGTACCACGAAGCGGGCCCAGACGGGTGCATCCTCCTGATGCCCCACAAAATGAGCTTCAACTGGTGCATGGTGGATCTCGCCAAGGATGAGAAGTCCTTCGAGGGCCAGCGCAACCAGAACCCCCGCAATGCCTCGCAGATCGGTTTCGACCGGGCCATGCTGCTCAAGGCCACCGTTCCGTTCACCAGCCTGCCCCGCGTCGGGCCTTGCTCCCAGGTATGGGACTTGGCCTCCAGCCAGAAGAAGGGCAGCGACTTCACAGTCGGCACCTCGATTGTCTGGGGCGAAGAAGAGCAGGTAGACCCCGACGGGCGGCGCAACGGCCAGAAGCAGACCACCGGCTACGTCCGCAAGATCTTCCGCGATCGGCTGCTGCCCCACCAGATCGTGGCTTCCATTATCCGGATGATCCAGGAAGAGCACCCGTTCGTAGTAGCGATCGAGAATGCTCAGGGCGCGACCTACCTCAAGGACTCCATCATGTCCGCGGCGTTCCGGACACAAGACCCGTACGTCATCGGCATCTGCGCCGGGATCGACTGGTTCACCCCCGAGCAGCAGAAGGACGCCAAGAAGTTACGCATGGGGTCGCTCCACCCGTGGATCACCGAAGGCCGCCTAAAGTTCGCGAACTACTGCATGGAGGCCAACCCGGCCCCGAACAACAAGATCGAGATTGTCTACAACGAGTTCGAGAAGTGCATGTATGACCATCACCACGATGACATACCGGACAATTTAGGCTACCAAACCCGGTACGCCCCGCGCGCAACGCAGGCTATCATCGAGAACAACACCGAGATGTTCAGCTTCATCGACCGCATGGGGTGGAACGAAGTTTTCGAAGAGGGTTCTTTTGACCCACGCTCTGGCATTCTGCTTCGGACGGACGCCGAGGGAAACACGGTAGTGTTTGACCCCTACCAACCACCTCCGGATGATTTCTCCCCGCAAGAGGACTTCGCGTATTCGGCCCCCAGCGGGATGGACAACATCTTAGGGAGTGGGATTTTTGGCTGAAGTTTTGTCCGTGGCTAAGGAATCTGGAATGTATTCTACGTAACATTCCCAACCGCAGCGTGGACAGTACCGTTCATCGTCCCACATGCTCCGTTGACAGCACTTGCTGCGTAGTTTCTTCATTTCCGTCTCCTATTCGACTTGCATTAGCAGTTCGCATACTAAATCTTCGAGGGCGTTCGCCTCAGCCTTTGTTAGCTTATCGAACGTGCCTTTGTGCAGCGCAGCCTTCAACTTTCTAGCCGTTCGCATGTCAATGCGGAAATCAAAATCTCGTTCGTCCTTCATTTCTTTTCTCCCTCAAAGATTATCGCAGGAACTCGGAGATTCACCATATCATTCGCCAAGTTCATTGCATGGTTCATTCGCTTCTCCATATCTCCCGATAATTGCGTGCCGAAAACCCATAGTAAGTCTCGTAACTCTCCTTGGTTCTTGGGTAAGTCTTCCGCCACCCAGTTGGCGAAGAGTTGGGCGTGAAGAAGAATGGGTTCGTAGCGAAACGCTGTTAGTTTCTGTTCGCCCCATACCTTTTCCTCGCGCTTGGGGGCAATCTCAGCCAACCGTTCCATGAGAGTTTTCTTGTTACAGGCTGGACACGGATGGCCCGGGCTGCTCATAGTTTCCGTAAACGAACGGAATCCGCTCCCGCCGCAACGCCAACATCGTTCGTTCTTGCTGTTCTCTGTTTCCATTATCTGGAATCTCCTAGAACGGGAACCATTTGTCATAGCACTCGGACGAGCAACAGCTCTCTTCGGTCAGGTACATTGGCTTGTTACAAACACCACAGAGATGGTGCCGATAGTTTGAACGGCGCTTCCATTTCGAGCGAACTGATCGCCACCATTCGACCAAAGGTACCCCAGCTTGGCGGAAGTCGGCGTCATATACCCAAATCCCGCATCGGCCACAACACCCGTGGTCTTCAGGCTCGTCGCTTATCCAGCAACCGAAAAGACGGCATCTAATATTCATGATCGCTCCTGTAGCTTATTCCACGCATCCTGGGCGAGAGTCTGAGAATCTTCGATTGGCGGAAAATCTTTCTCCCACCCCGTCTGGCAGTTGAAGTCGTATTGTTTAGCAGCGTACGCCGCGAGAAATGTGGCGATGTACGTCTTCTTAAAATCGTCTTCGTTCATCATCTGGAAATTCTACCACACATGCGCATAGAAGTCAAGATCGTAGACGACGACGGCACCGTCTTATCCGAGCACAAGGCCGACGCCTCGACTCCCTCCCAGTGGCGGCCCCCGTCCGGACAGAAATTCATCTCCGACATGCCCCGCCAGTCTGACGCCCCCGCCACGGGTATGTACGAACTCTTCGGGATCAGCTTCCAACCCCACGTACGAATCGACCGGCCCAACGGCTACGTAGCCCCTCCGCCGGGCCCAAGTTTTCCGCAACTGAGTTTTGGTTCCGGGTCCCCTTCATCTATCTCTACCGGCTCGCTCGCGGGCCTATCCAAAGGATAACCTATGTCTGACTCTCTCATCAAACTCAGCGGCAACCTCGAAAATCCGCGCGATTGCAAAGCAACTGACTTCCCCGCTGTCGGGCCTTCGGGCGCGGCTGGCATGTCCTCGGGCGCAGGCAAGCTCGTCCCCCAGAACACCAACCAGGATGGCCCCCGCCACACTGAAGATGGCGGCCCGGGTATGCCGGTTCCGTCCGATCGCTCCCGCGTGATCTCTGAGAACTTCAAGGTCAGCGTGAACGGCGGCGAAGGTGGTATGAAGAGCACCGCGGTATCGATCCCGGGCAGCGTGGATCTTTCCAGCGGTGCGATGTCGCCCACGGCAGACAAGCAAACTTATTGAGACCGGTGATAATGAGTCATAAATGACACCTAAAAGCCCTTAAAGGGTTGTTTACGGCTCATTATTATGCTATAATAGTCTCATCCAATGTACACCATATATCTGATTCAGAACCACGTCAACGACAAACTCTACGTTGGCCAGACCAAATGCGGCGTCCCGCATCGGTGGAGAAACCACCTCAAAGACCTACGGAAGGGCGAACAACAGCCCCTCTACAAGGCTATGCGGAAATACGGCGTCGAGAACTTTACCTGCGAGCCGTTTCTCACCGTTGAGACGAAAGCCGAGGCTGACTACCAGGAACGCATCTGGATTCTCCTCTTCGGCGCGCACATCTCCAAGCACGGGTATGTCTGCACTTGGGGAGGAGACGGGTGGACCGGCATCAGTCCGCACATGCGGAAGGCTCGGGCCAAGACTCTCAAAGCTACGCTGGCCGCGGATCCTACTCGACATAGCCACTATCGGGCTGATATTTCGACCGAAGAGATTCGACATCTCTACGTTGATGAGATGCTGACGCGCAAAGAGATCGCCGCCAAGTTCAATTGCTCGACCGAGTTGGTAACCCTGCGCATGAAGAAGGCTGGTGTTCTAGTCGGGCAGGGTCGGCACAGGCACGGGTATAAAATTCGCCCCGAATGTTTGGTCAACAAACGGTCTATTGGCGGCGAATCAAACCCATTATACCGCTCGGACGTAGATAGCGTCCGCTTGGTGCGCCTTTACCAAAGCGGACTTACGCTTCAGGAAGTTGCGGATACTCTGGGATGCTCAATGGGGTGCGTCAAAGGAAGGCTAGACGGCCTCTCCATCGCTCTCCGACCCTCCAATAATCTACCTCAAGAGCGCCTAAACACCAACAGGATGCTCGAACTTTATCAGTCCGGAATGTCCACGAAGGAAGTTGGACAGGCTCTCGGCTGCACATCTGCTACGGTTCGCAACCGATTAAAGAGCGTTGGAACGGCTCTAAGACCGTCCAAATTCGCCCCGAGGAACAAAAATGAACTTGCCGGAAGCCCCATATAACGTTTATGAGCAGGTAACACCTGCCGAAGCACGGGGCTTTTTGTCCGAGGGCGTGTGGGAAGAAAATCCAGCCCTCAAATTATGTCTTCAAGACGCGGAACGCGCTGAGAAAGCTGAGTTGAGTAGGCAATTTTGCCTCGGCTGGGTAGCCGCACAGACCCTCTACCAGTCCCCTTTTCAGCCCAGATACTGGCCCGGAACCCAATCTGAGGCCGCTTCGATCAGCTTTTTCACGGTCGCAACGGCTGTAAATGGCATAGTTCCGCAGGTAATGTCCGGGTTATTTTACGAAAACCCGCCGTTTATGGTGCAGGAACGGCCCGGAACGACCGCCCAACTGGCGCGCGCGACCTCCGCTTTGCTTGCTTACCAGCTCGACGACATGGATTTCCGGGCCGAACTGAAGCTCGGAATCTTCAATTGCCTGCTGTTTGGCACCTCCATGTTCCAATGGGGCTGGGAAAAGTTCACCCAAGAGCGCAAAATAGTCAAGCGGAAGAACCCCTCCGTCGTAATTCCGTCCGGAATCCCCGGCGCGCCTGACACCCGCATCTCCGATGGTGAACTCGAAGAAGAGATCATCGAAGAAGTAATCGACCGGCCCACGTTCGAGCACATCGTAGACCTCCGCGAAGTCCTGGTAGACCCCGGGCTACGTGTTCCGGACATCCGCAAGGCCAAGTACGTCGTCCGCCGCCGCTACATGACGTGGGAAGACCTCGACAAGCTGCGGGACCGCGAGGGATACGATATCCCGTCCCGCGAAAACCTCATGATGCTGTTCATGCCGCCCGCAGAGACGGCTGATCCGGCTATCGGGGAAATCGGCGGGCGCAACCCGCTCTGGGAAGCCCGTGCAGAAGCCCGCTGGGATACCACGACCGCCGACCCCTTCCAGAAACCCCTAGAGGTACTGGAGCGGTGGGACAACGGCACGTACATCGTGGTGCTCCAGAAGAAACTGGTCATCTACAACGGCAAGAACGTCTACGGCAAGATCCCGTTCTACTCTATCGGCTGGTGGAATATCCCCGGCGGGTACTGGTCGCTCGGCCTCGGGCGCACGATCGGCTCCGAGCAGCGCCTGATGACCGGCATCACCAACCTGCTGCTGGACAACGCCTCGTTGAACCTGAACACCCCGCTCGTCCGCGTCCGCGGCAAGAGCATCCCAACTCAGTCAATCCGCATCTGCCCCGGCAAGATCATCGAGGTGGATACCAAGGGCGACCTTGAGCCGCTTCAGCGCCTGCCCGCCATCCCCGAAGCCGGGGAACTTATGGCGATGTCGCAGGGCCGCGCCGACACCGTCTCGGGCAACAACCCGATCATGGGCGGCAACGCAGGTTCCTCGGGCCACTCCAATCTCGCGCGCAGTTCTGCCGGAGCTCAGGCTCTTGCGCAGGGCGCGTCATCGGGCATCTCGGAGTTCATCGACAATCTGGCCGACCAGGTCATCGTGCCGCTGCTCTACGACATGCAGCAAATGAACCGGGAGATGCTACCCGAGTCGCAGTTGAACTTCATCATGTCGGAAGAGCTGAAGCACGAGTACGTGCAGTCCGGCGGCGACGTGATCGACATCCTGAACGCCCGAGTGAAGTTCTCCATCCTCGCTGGGTCCAAGATGCAGACGCGCCGCAACATGGCCCAAGCGCTCCCGATGCTATCTCAGTTCCTGTCCAACCCCGAAGTCATCTCCTCGCTCTCGATCGAAGGCAAGAAGGTCAACGTGATGGAGGTGGTCCACATGTGGTTTGAGGCCGCCGACTTCAAGAACCTGAACGACGTGATCGTGGACATGACCCCGCAAGATCTTCAGCGGCAACAACAGCAATCGCAGGGTGGGCAGATTCAACAAAAGGCGCAGGCCCAAGCACAGCTTCAGGCGCAGAAAGATGCCGCGGCTGAGCAAAGGGACGACAGCAGCAATATCGCAAGAGCAGCCCGGGATGTATTAAGGGAAGGCTTTAAGAAATCTGTGGAACCCCTTGAATTAACAGGAGAACCCTCCGCCCAAACCGGATTTGGCTCAGACGTTTAGTCCAGATAATGGAAAACCCGTTCAATCGGATTGATTGAAGGAGACAGAATGAACACCCCCAACCCAGATAGACTTTCCCAACAAGGCCCCAGCGAGTACGACACCCTGTCCGACGAAGACCTCCGCAAGCTGATCAACGACGCCGCCCGCCTCAAAGGTCGCGCAGGCAATCTCGGCCCGATCCGCGTTCCAGCCCAGCCCGGCTACGTAGACTACGACGCCCAGTTCGAGGCCCGCAAGTGACCGACACCGAAATCGACGCGCTGGAAATAGACCTCGCACTCTACGACAAAGGCCGCCAGCTCCGGGTCGTCGTAAACACCCCCGCATGGGAGACGGTGATCCAAACACTGGAAGACTACCGGGACGCCGCCAAAGACGACCTCATCGCATTAGCCCCGGGCGACACCACAGTTCCGACCGCGCACGCAGCCGCCGCCGCCCTGGATACGCTCGTGGCCCACTTCAAGCAGGACATAGCCAAGGCGATCGACGCCGCCGCTAACCCCTCAGATGAAGTCAAGGAGTTTCTGTTCGGGGCGCGGGAACATCTGGACGTGGCGAAGGCGATGGAGCAGCAGGGCTAGCATCCTCCGCCGATTTTCTGGGAAGTAATTATAAATTGAGTTCCTTCTGGAAGTACTCGAACCCAATGGTCGAAGCTATTCATCGGAATGCCTTGCGAATTGGTCCAGCAGGTACCCACGTAGGCGTAAATTTCGCCCGCACGATCCTCTGCAAATAGCCCAAAGTTTACCGAAGACAGTTTTACATACTCGCTGACAACTGCCGGTTCTACTCGTTGAAGTTTCATGTTTCCTCCGAGCTTTAATTGTACCACAGATTTCCAGATAATGGAATTCTCAAATTGAGAATCTGTTCTCAAAACCGCAATGATCGTTCTCAAAATCGCAACACAAATCACCCGTAGCTGAGGATTTCAGCAAAGGACACCGTACATGCCCAATACCCCAGTTGTAGACCCTTGGCTCGAAGCCGATAACTTCGGCGCGCCCCTCGTAGATTTTGCAACCCGTCCTGAAGACATGATCGACCCGGACGAGCCGATGCACCTCGACGCCCACCCGAGTCTCAACCCGGAAGTCGTCATCGCGGAAGGCGGCGTAATCCGCCAGCCCACCGAGCCGATCGTAGAGCTAGAACCCGAAGGACCCGAAGTAATCGATATCGGCGACGGGGCTACCATCACGCTGGAGAAAGACAAAGGCTGGTGGAAGGCGTCCCTCGACCCGGGCAACGGCGCGAACGCCGAGGTATTCAAGGGCAAGAACAAGAACGAGCTCATGACCAACGTCCTCTCGGCCAAGCTGAAGGCGACCCAGAAGATCCGCGAACTCAACCGGCAGGTCAAGTTGGGCGGAGTACCCAAGACGGCCCCGGCCCCTGCGGCGGCCATGCCCCAGGTTCGCAACCTGACTGCGGACGAGATCTTCGAGATCAAGGCCCAGTTGGAGTCGGACCCCGGCCTCGCGTTCGACACTTTGTTCCAAAAGCAGTACGGCGTTTCGATGGCCACACTAGTCCAGCTTGCCCAAAAAGGCGCGAACGCGGACGCGAATCTCGGAACCGAAGCCGTCGCAAAAGAATTCCTGGCCCGCAACGCAGACACCTACTACCCAGTAGGCAAGAACGAGACCCTGCTGATCCAGTGGCTGGCAAAATACAAACTCGGCAAACCGGGCGCAGACATCGGTGAACTTTACACCGGCGGCGTCTGGACAGTCGAAAATCTTGAGGAAGCCTTCCAGGACCTAGCGAGCGATGACTTACTCGCCAAGGCCCCGAAGGCCCCCAAACCAACTCCGCCGGTAGCGGTTCAACCCAACGAACCGGCACCTGCGCCGCGCCCCGATGAACGGATTGTTCGAACGGAGACGCGCCCGAGAGCGGGTCTAGGCATCCAGAGAAGTGACGTATCACCCGTCCCGCCTCCGGAAGCCCCAAGGCCGCCCTCAGTCGAGGATTTAGAATCCCTGTCCGATACGGAAATCGCCAACTTGTTGGCGGGCACCCGTCGGATCCGGGCCCTGAATCGGCGCTCACAGTAATACCACGAAAGACAACCCAACATGAGTTACTCTCCTGCATCAATCGTTACATCTGGCGCGCTACCGAACTTGGTGGCCATTCACTAAATTCTTGGTGAAGTAAAACTGTTCTAAATCGGTGAAACTCTGTTGACTTTTACTACTAGGTGTGGTAGCATAAGGATATAGACAATACCGAGGAAACCGTGAAAGAGAAAACCAAAAGCTACATGGCTGGGATTTTCGATGCAGAAGGTTGCATCCGGATCGCCACCCACAAACGAGGAAGCAAGACCTACTTCGAACCCAAAGTATACTTGAGCAATAAATCAAGAGCTTTGATGCAGTGGTCTGTGCTACATTTCGGGGGCAGCTTTACCCGCAATGTAAACAACAAGGCAGGCGAGGATTGGTACATTTGGTACCTGCAATCCTTCCCTTCTACCGTTGCTTTCCTTAAAGCTATTCTGCCCTACTTGAGATACAAAAGGGAACAAGCTGACGTTCTGATTGAGTTTATTGAGAACAGAGAAAATCTGTCCGAGGACCAGAAACATGGATACCTCCAAAAACTCAAGGAAATGAAGCAACACGGGTCCGTAACGACTGAGACGAACAGCAGTTACCTCAAAGCAGAACCCTCCTACATGGCTGGTTTCTTTGATGGCGAAGGTTGCATCCGAGTGAACAAAACCCTCTCTCGGGGTGTTATCTGCTACCATCTGATCGTGACCATCTCGAACAACGACAAGACCGTGCTTGATTCTTGCAAGAAACTGTACGGCGGCGACGTTCGAAGTAAAGGAAAAAGGAATTGTTTCCAGTGGTCTTTGTTCAACAAACTCCACATTGAGCAGTTTCTCCTCCACACGCTTCCGTATCTCGTAGTCAAGAGAGACGAGGCCCTAGCTGGAATGGAATACGTTGGATTAGGCCACAAGGTTCATTGCCCGCCCAAACGGGAAGAACTTTATCTTCGCCTAATTGCTTTGAAGAAACTGAAGATACAGTCTGAACTGCATAGCGATATGCAGAGCGCCCCATCAGAGATGCTGGCGGCCTAAACACAATGATGAACGCGAGGCCGTGCCCAATCTCAAGGCCCAAACGCCCTTTTTGAGCATGACCAAGCAGCGCCCTCTGCCTCTTCGGCAGGGAAACCAGATTCAGTATTAATGTGCTGAAGTAAAATCCGGCTATATCGGTGGAACTCTCTTTGAGACAATACCGAGGGAAGACTGGGCAACCAGAACCCGTAGAGGCTAATACGCCGGACATTTCCATTATCTGGAAATGAAGATAGAGTCCGAGCTGTGCGGCGACGTACAGAGCGACCTTATGGTGACATAAGAGGGGCGAAAGCCCGGTGACCCGAAAGGGCATCTCCAAAACACAACTGTCTACACCTACGCTCTCCTCGCAGCCAATTTGAACCAGGCGGCGGAAGGGACCGTGGGCTCCCCCATCAGCGAGTCCAGCTCGAAGATCGTTGCTACAATCGGCCAGTACGCTGATTTTATCAATTCCTCGGACTTGGCACTCGACGTGGCCATCGATGACCCAGGTCTGTTGCAGAACCTTGCAAACGAACTGAACTATCGCCTGGCCCTCACCCTCAACTCCCTTGTCCAGCTTACCGCTGACTCGGCTGTTGCGGTCGATTCCCTGGTGAACATCCAGCTCGCCAACGGCTCCTACCTCACTGCGAACAACATTCGCTCTGCGGCCCAGTCGCTGGCATCCGTCAACGCTCGTCCTCTCATGGACAACTCGTTCGGCGGAATCATCCACCCCAACGTCGTGCGCGACGTATTGAACGACACGAGCTTTAATGGTCTGACCGACATTATCAAGCGTGACGATTCCATGCGCGCTATGCTGTTCGAGCTCCCGAAGAACGAAGATGTCATCAAGTTCGGCGGGGTTAAGTTCAAGCAGACGACCACGGCACCTACTGTTACCATCTCAGGTAACACATTCTACAACACTTACATTTTTGGCGATGACGCGATTTTCTCCGTGTTCCTCGGCAAGAATCCTGAAGACGGATCGAAGAACTATTTGAAAATGGTAGCTTAAGCGAGTAATTGCTTTCGAACACAAGGCTAATTCGGTGAACGTCTCCTTTGGAGAAAACGCCGAGCGAAGCCCGAGAACATCCGGGAACGTGTAGAGACTATATACCTTGCCCCTCGCAAGAGGGTGATGACATAGTCCGACCTGTGCGGTGACGTACAGAGGCGAGCAGAAATGACCCGCCCCATCGGCAACGGTGAGTAACAAACGTGAAGCTCTTCATCCAGTCTGCTCCAGAACAGGGTTCGGTTTCGGATCCTGCGCGTCAAATCGGTGGTGTGCAGACCCAGCCTCCGACTGTGTTGGTAAACGTAGCTTAGTTCGTGGGTCAGCTACAACGTAGACATACTTGCGTCGCTACGGTGAGAGCCGTAGTTAGAAAATTCTATCTGATTGACTTGGAAGCTGAGATGGCTGACAGGGCGGAACCCGAAAGGGGCCGTGAGAGACTAAGCGATAGAACACCCCTCGGGGTGATGCGATAGTCCGACCTTATGGGAATTGGAACCATAAGAGGTGAGCAGAAATGACTCATCTTGCTGGTAATACAGCAGATAACAGCCGTGAAGGTATACCAACACCCTGCGTTAAATCATCGGCGCAGGTAAAACTTCTTCTGATTGACTCGGACGCTGTGATGCCAACGAGGCGGAACCCTACACACGGGACCGTGAACGACTAAGCGAAGAAGACCCGCAAAGGTATGCAATAGTCTGGACATACGGGAATAACAACCGTATGAGGCAAGCGGAACAGAAACGACTTGCCCGTTTCCACATAATGGAAAAGGTAACAGATTCGCCTGGTTCTACCATGACGCTACGCCGGTTGCAGTCTCAGACTTCCTCCAGCTAGTGTTGTGAAATAAATCTAAAACCTGTTGTGATTTTTCGTTGATTTGAACGTCTAATAACTATAGGGATTAGATTTACAAAAGTTTGGAAGAGGGGGCTGTGCTTCCCCACGGCCTCCTCAACCAAAACTCACGGGAAGGTGAGAAAAATGGCAGTAATCTATTGCATTACGAACACTGTGAACGGAAAAGTCTACGTAGGAAAGACCGTTCAAGAGCCTCACGTCCGCTGGCGTTCCCACGTCAAGCTGGCCGAAGAAGGCAAAAACATCTACTTTAGCCACGCTATTCGCAAGTACGGCCCCGGAGCTTTCGTTCTGTCTACCCTTGAAGTAGTAGACAACGTAGATGATTTGGACGACGCGGAACGGAAATGGATCAAAGAATTACGATCCTCTGATCGCAAGTTTGGATACAACAGCACCCACGGCGGAGAAGGCTTCTCCTACGGTGACTTGAACCCCAATCGGCTGAATCCTCGCAAGGGAGCAGATAGTCCTTCTTACGGTCGAGCAGTTGCTCCCGAAACAAGGCAGAAGATTAGTGAAACGCTGACGGGGTTGCTGGTCGGAGAAAAGAATCCTTTCTTCGGAAGAACGCACACCGAGGAAACGAAAGAGAAAATAGGCGCTCGGACGCGCGGCGTAAAGCTAGGCCCGCACTCCGAAGAAACGTGCGAAAAGATTAGGCAACGGATGCTCGGTCGAGAATTCTCTCCCGAGACTCTTGAGAAAATGAGGCAAGCTAAGTTAGGTCGTCAACTGTCGCCCGAACACCGTGCCAAGCTAAGCGAAGCCCAAAAGAACCGCCGCCAGCGCGAAGCATCCCCGCAGTAAAATTTTAGGAGCAATCTAAAATGGCGTACCCGCCCGACGGATATTCAAAGTACATGCACTCAACCGACGAGCCGGTGGGTAAAGCTATTTCGAAAGACACGCTCGAACAGTACGCTGCCAAGCAGCAGGCGGCTAGTAACCTCAGCCAAGGTACCGCCTCTGTCGCACAAACGCAGTCTGGTGCCCCATACCAAGGACATCAGAGCGCTGATTGCCCGCACTGCGGTCGTTGTCCTCATTGTGGGCGCGGCGTACCTTGGATCGACAAATATCCCTACTACTACCCCAGTACTCCTCCTTGGTTTCCTCCTGCTCAACCCTGGGGTGAAATTACCTGGACAAGCGGCACTGGGACTCTCCAAGGCGGCGCGCCTAACACCATCGCGATCAACTAGTCCAGATAATGGAACGCCTCCTCCTCGCCGACGGCACGAAACGCTTCTTAGCCCCGCCCGAATACTTTTCTATACGCCAGTTTCCGGCGATGCAACTCATCATAAACAGAGCGGTAAACGCCGCCGTAAGCTAATCGGGTCAAGGGGGTGGGGCGGGATGACATCGGAAGTTCGGCCCGTGAAGGCGCATTGGTGGACGGGCATCCCGAACTTCGGTGACCGGCTCGCTCCTCTGCTCCTCAAGCGTTTCGCCTACCTGGATTGTCAGCACGCCCCGAACGGAGAATCCGAAGTCGTATCAGTCGGGTCCCTTTTAGAATACCTGCCCGCCGGTTGGTCCGGATACGTGGTTGGTTCCGGCATCCTCCGCGAATCCTACCCACTCAAGTTCGACCCGTCCGCCGCCAAGATTTTAGCTCTCCGCGGCCCGCTGACCGCCTCTCGATTCACCGGTACCTTCGCTCTCGGCGACCCCGGCCTGCTGGCCAATGAGCTGATCGAGCCGCAAGAAAAGAAGTATGACCTGGGCATCCTCCCGCATTGGAAGGATAAGTTCCTGGTCGAGAAATTCCAGACTGACAAGGTCTCGTGCAAGGTGATCAGCCCCCGCGCCGAACCGTTGTCCGTCCTGCGCGATATCGCCTCTTGCCGCGCGCTGGTTACCTCCTCCCTCCACGGGATTATTTCCGCAGATGCGATTGGCGGCATTCCGCGGCAACTCGAACCCTGCGACGCCCTGGAAGTTGAGGGTGGGTTGTTCAAGTACCACGACTACGCGGCCTCGATTCACCTCCCACTTGAACTGGGTAAGATGCAAGAGCCATCCCGCAACTGGGTAAATGAACGCCGCTTCGAAGTTTTTGACGCCTACCGGGAATTGAGTAGTTTATATGGCCGGTGAGGGCATCAGCATTTTAGTCCCGCTTCGCCTCGACGATCCTAACGGTGTCCGAGCCCGTAACTGGGAATGGCTCAAGAAGTATTGGGAAGCCGCCCTGCCCGAAGCTGAGATTGTATTGGGCGACGACCCGAGTTCAGTACCGTTCTCAAAGTCTGCCGCAGTCAACGATGCAGCCAGTCGGGCCAATGGAGATATCTTTGCGGTACTTGATGCGGACATCTTCCTTGCCAAAGAGTCTATGCTGCACGCCGCCGAAGAAATCCGACTGGCGCGATCACACCAAGCTAAGCTGTGGTTTGTCCCGTACCGCCAGTTGTATCGCCTAACCGAGGCGGCTTCTAACAGTGTTACGGCCTCAGACCCAGCAAACCCCAGGCTACCGTCCTGTCCGCCGCCTCTTGAAGACTTCAGCAACACCGGACTCAGCCAAGGACTTCCAGCTTCTCGCGTTGGCCACTGGTACGGAGCGATGGCTCAGATCTTTCCCCGGGAAGCGTACTACACGGTCGGCGGCTGGGACCCGAGATTCAAAGGCTGGGGCGGCGAAGACCAGGCGGCCATGTTGGCGATGGACACGCTGTACTCCCCGCATAAGACTCTGCCGTCCGCGGTATTCCATGTCTGGCACCCCGTACTCACCCGAAACCCGACTGACAACCCCGCAGGGATGAATCGGATTTGGCCCGGACAAGACCCCGCGATCCGGAACAGCAACCTGTTCACCCGTTACCACAAGAACCAAGGGATCGCGCGCGAGATGCGAAAACTGGTGAACGAGTTCCTTGCCGAAGACCTTAGTGCCTAATTCCAGATAATGGAAATTTGACACATTTTTCTGACTATGATAGAATAGTTCCATAGTTGAACGAAATTGACACACACGGCACACGTCGGGAAACCCACAAGTACCTTCTCATGAGACGCCGAGCTTCCTATGTCCTTACACCCGTGCAAGGGTTTGGATACGAAACGGTTCCCTCCTTCCAGCGGAAAGCCTGCACACTTCCGGGGAAGCGGTCCGAGGGATCAAATTTGACTCTGAGGCCTGCGGCGCACCGCAAGGGTAAGTCACCGCAGGCTCGGACGCGATGGGGAATAGCACAATTGGCAGTGCATTCGGCTGTTAACCGAACGGTTCTTGGTTCGACCCCAAGTTCCCCAGCCAATTTCCATTATCTGGAGGGAGTATGGACACTGTAGTCGCCGCATGGGTCTTCACCGGATGTGTTAAGTCTTACTTCGTCCTGAAGGCTTTCAAGGAGCAGGGCATTACAGATAAGCGGGCCAACACCACTTTGTTTTGTATACTCTTCTGGCCCTTTATGGGAGGAGCGCAATATGGGATTCAAAGAAGTTCAAAATAAGATTTCCAAATCCGAGGGTGTCTCGAAAAAGTCGGCAGGAGCCATCCTCGCAAACGCAACTCGGAACGCAAGCCCCGCAGCAAAACGTAAGAACAAGAACCTCAAAAAAGTAAAAGGGTAAAAACTCAATGATGAAGAGAACAAGCAGCATCTTCGGACTCATCTTGGCGACCGCACTCACCGTGCCCGCCTTCGCGCAAACCAAACCTGCTCCTCCCGCTAAGCCAGCCCCGCAGTTGGCGGTCGTTCCGGCCCTGCAGCCGACTGATGTCGAGAAGCTGACACTGGAGAACATCCAGCTCAAGTTCTCTCTGCTTCAGACCCAGCTAGCGCAGCTTCAGACTGAACAGAAGAAACTTCAGACCGAGTACCAGACTACGGTCGCCGCGATCGTCGCTGAGCACCCCGGCTACCAGTGGGACGACAAAACAGCAGGTCTCGTAGCAGTTCCGAAGGCGACACCAAGCAAATAAGGGGGAGTATGCAGAAGCTCTTGGCTGTTGCGGTAATGGTTTTAACCTGCGGAACGCTTCGCGCCCAAACACCTTGCACCGAGCAAAACGGCTGTAAATCGGCAACGGCGGACACGGGTTGGTTTACGAGCCTCAATCCATCCTTGAATCCCTCGGTCACGGTCTCTGTTGTGCGCCAGTCCGAAGCTGATTTCATCTCCAAGACTCTGTACCCCGCCACCGTCCTCCTGTTCTCCCAAGACGCAATGGGCACCATGAAGATGCTCTGCACGGCGACCGCAATTTCCCACGACAAGGGAGTTTACGAGTTTGCCACCGCCTCTCACTGCGCCGCGAACGACGACAAAGAAACTCACCGCGCCGTAGTGGACAAGAGTTTGTTCTTTATCAGCTCGGATAAGCCGAACGTGAAGGACTTCCTCGAAGCCAAGGTCGAGGGCTGCGGTATGCAGACCAAGGGCGACGACTTCTGCATCTTCAAAGTTACCACAGATAAACAATTCCCCGTAGTGGCAATCGGTACCGATACCACAGACGACACCGAACAAGTAGTAAACGTGGCCAGCCCCTTGGGTCTCGGCAAACAGACTTTCTTCGGTCGGGTGTCCCGGGCTCAGGTTGATCGCTCCATCCAGGATGACGACAACAACATCAACTGGACGAACGCTATGCTGCTCCAACTGCCGGGAACTAACGGCGGGTCGAGTGGGTCGGCGATTGTCTGTCTGAGCCAGCGGGCGATATGCGGGTTTTTGGTCGGCACCGTTGGAAAAACTACTATGGTCGCCATCCCAATCTCCCGCTTCAAAAAGTTTCGTGAACTGCTTGCCACCGGGAAGTATAAGTGGTATAGTACAGATGATGACGAGTAGTCATAGAGATTAAATGGCGCGCTTCGGTGTGCCGTTTACCGGGCTGGATTTACCCTCCTTTCTCCAGTCCGGGTTTGATTGCGGCAGGGTTGGCACGAATCAGTAAAGGCACCGCGGGTTTCAACACCGGCGGGTCGGCTCCTAGGAAGCCGTGCGAGGTCTAAATCCGCACCCTGCGGCAATTAGTTTATTCCAGAAAATGGAATTTGGCTGGTCGTTGTTCCTCCTCGGGGTCAAGCCGCCCGCTGGTTAGCCCCCGGCGCGCGAGGAGATTGTTCAGGCTGGTGGGTATTAGAACAGCGGGCACGGGCGGACGATCTCCAACCGTATCCCCGCTGTACGAAACTCGCCGGGCAAGTCTGTCCAAAACCGATTAGGAACAGCGGCCTGCGTTTTAGGAGATTGGTATTGGGCGACGGCCTGATCTTCGACACCTTGTCGTAACCAGTGGTGTGACACGCGCGAGAGGGCGCTCCAAACCATGCGGCGGTTGGAATCAGACCCAATGTCTACCGGGTTATCCCGAACGTAGCATACGTCCCAACCGCTGCTCCAGAAATTCACCAGCCGTAGACAAAACAAGCTATGCTCTGGACCCGGAGTAATGGGCGACCCGAACGCGTTAGGTCTACAACGCCAGTAGGAAGGACGACGGAAATTCGTCCGACCCTTCCGCCAAGATAGCTCAACGGTAGAGCAAACCACTCGTAATGGTTAGGTTTTCAGTTCAAGTCTGAATCTTGGCTCCAAAACAATTTTTCCGAGAAATGGAATACGACATGGCACACAAAGATATATGGGACGACCGCTGGGATCATCTTCAGCACCTTCCCGACGGAGTCCTCCGCGACCTGGCCCGCAACGAGTCGGCCACCCGCGACTACAGACGCTTCGCCGTGGAACTTCTCGCGAACCGAAAATCCGAGATGGTGAAACACCCCGAGTTCGCCCCGTTCCTCCTGGAACTGAAGATCGAGCTGGAGGGAATTGAGTTTGAATCGCCCGTGTCCGGTGGCGGGGCGCTGATTGCGAGTATTACGACTGAGACCCTTTACGTGGGTGACATCGGTCTATCCTGCTAAAGGGAAACACCATGTCCGACAAGACCATCGTGGCCTACATCGTCAGGCACGGTTCGACAACGCTCAACCAATCTGGATGTTTCAGAGGTAACCTGAACCCTCCTCTAGCTCCTGAAGGTATCCGCGATGCTGAAATAATCGCTAACCTCTTCAGCACGATCGACATCTCCCACATTTTCAGTTCCGACAAGGTTCGGGCTACCGAGACCGCTGGGATTATCGCGCGCGAGAAGCAAATTCCAATTCACAAATCGGAATCCCTGCGCGCCCTGAACGTAGGTGACTTCTCTGGCCAGAAGCGTACTCCCGAGTCGGAAGCGGATCTTCAAGTCTACTTGGACGACCCCGACACCCAGATCCCCGGCGGCGAGTCACTCAACGAGTTCAAAACGCGAATTCAGCCCTGCTTCTTTGAAGCGGTTGACGTGTTCATGGAGTGCGGAGTACCCCCTCTGATCGTCGCCCATTCGTCCGTGATTCACGAACTAGGCTCGACGTTATATCAGGATCATAAAAGCATTTTGGTTGACCCAGGCGGGGCGGTTGCTATGTACCTAAGCAACGGCAAACTCGGGGCCGAACCTATCTTCAAACCCGCCCGAGTTCAACCTGGAAATCGTGCAGACACCGTTTCATAAATCCTTAGCCTGCGTCAGGGGCTTAGAGCAAACCCAAAAATAACTTCAAAGGAATAAACAAATGTCGAATACAAGCAGCGTCGCGGGAATTGGTCTAAGCGGAACCGTCAGGAATAGTTTTCCTGTGCAAACTGTCGCCGTAGCCACTACCGAAACCCAACTGGTGGTTAACACTGACACCGGCACAACCCCCTACTTTCTCGTCGTCCCCACGGGCGGTCAGGTCTACGGCGCAACTGGCGGGTTGGATACCAACGCCAACCAGGCGGTCACTGAACGCTCGGCGATGGTGTACGGCCTCCCCAGCGGAGAGTCGAACGACCAGTTCAGCGTCAACTCGTGGAACGCCCACTTGATGAAAATCCGTATCGCTGGTATCGGCAACGCGGGCGCGAATGCGGGTCAGACGGTAACCTTCAACCTCCGTCAGGGCACGTCCACAACCCCCGCCTCGAATAACGTAATCGGCACCACGGGTGCTGGTCTCGCCATGGCGGCTGGCGGAGCGTTCAACTTCTATATCGAAGCCACGGCGCAGTGGGACCCCACTTCCCAGATCTTCACGGGTTGGTATACCGCGAATATCGCGTATGGTGCCACCAAACAGTGGACCGCCCCGACCGCCTTTACCTCAGTTGCCAGCGTGACTGCCGCCCTCCTCTCGTTGTCGGCCACAGTGACGCTCGGAAACGCCGCTTCCAGCACGATTTCGGTGCAGGAGTTTGTTCTGGATCGCGTATAAAGATGTTCAGCGACTTCGGTCGCATCTGAACGGGTCCGCCGGTCTCCCATAGACCAAAACCGGCACACTTTCCATTATCTGGAATCGCCCGAGCAATGGGCCAAGGAGCCACATGTCTGTATCCGTGCGCGTAGACGGACTTGCCGAGCCGCTGGTTTTTGAATCCGTAGTCGGCCACGTAATCGTCGCTGTCCTGAAGAAGGAAGACGGGTCTCTGATCATCGAGCGCGCTTCTGGTGTCAACGCGGAGCCTGGGGAAGACGGTGAGATTGTCCTCGACTTCATCAAGTCGATCGACGCCAAGCTGAGTGAGGCTCTTCCCCAAGAAGAAGCCGCGCCAGAGAGCAAGATCTGGATGCCTGAATGATCGTAGACGAGTTTGACATCATCGACTACGAGGCGGGCGTAGACAACGAGATCCGTGGAATCGAGTGCCAGTCTTGCGCGCGACTGTTGACTTTCAAGTTCTACCCCAAAGATTCCTCTCGCAAGACAGGCCACGGCGCGCAGTGTTTCAAGTGCCTCGAAGCCCCCCGCCTCAGTATCGCCGAGCATGTATCCAGGTTGAAGGAAATGAACTTCAACTCTCACGGAACCCAACGTCAGCGCCATCCTGATCAAGAAGAAATGCGTAAAGATCGTCGGGGTCGGGCGATGGATGCTTCTCTGTTCCTTCAGAAACTCCATCACATCTGTCCGAGTTTGTACGTCACGCAGGGTGGAATTGTCACTGATCTGGCGTTGTATGTGACGAACGGCGTCAACAAGCCTGAATGGGGCGGCAATCCCTTCAAATACCTAGGCTACGTGACCCTTGGCATGATGCCTGAGTTCTCTTCGTATGAGTTCGACGAGGCCCGCGACGTGCTGATCCGAACCACTGAAATGGGTTGGCGCTCGGTACTAATCCGGTTCATCGAAAACAACATCCTTACCGAGCAGCAGTGCAACAAAGAGTTTGGTCCTCCCTCTGGCGGGGAAAGCTCTTTGTGGTACAAGCACCTTCATAACCACCGCAACAGCACCAAAATCATATAACCCCGTCAGTCCGGATTGGACTAGGAGCCCGTTATGGCGAATGCCACCATCAAAGAAACTTCCGCAGCATCTGTAGCACCCGAAACCCCGAAGGCCGTCGAAGCAGTCCAGCCCGCAATGTCTACCGAGCAACTTTTGACGCTCGTAGCCAGTATGCAACAGCAGTTGATCGAGGTTCAGAAGCAGGCCGCAGCCGCAAGCGCCGCTCAGACCGATGCGATCCTCAAGCTGGCTGAACCGAAAGAAGCCCTCAAATCTGCGCGCGACCTGGCGAATGAAGCCAACGACAAGCAGTTCAAGGACCAGCAGCGCGAGCAGGAAAAGCGCACCAAGGCCAACAACAAGTTCGCCCAGGACAACTGCGAGCACATAGCCGGTTGCAGTCCGCTGAGCGAGTCCAAAGACATCGCGGGCCGCACGTCCATTATCTGGCACCGCGGCGACGTAGGCCAGACCACCGGTATCTGCACTGTCTGCCAGCGAATCTTCAAGCAGTCGGACCCAGACTTCTACCAGTGGCGCAAGAAGAAGAGCTTCAATAAAGATTCTGCATCGGGCTTCCGTACTGTGATGGATCCTCTGGCCGCGATCGAGCTGTCCTACCTCCACGACATCGAGTAATCCTCGGAGCCAAAATGAAGAAGGTGACGTACGGGAGCTGGGTCGCCAGCTTCGTAACGCGGATGGCTGATTACCTCAACCTTCCGGGGTGGATCATCACCATAGAACATGTCCCAGCCGCTAAAGGTAGTTGCGCCGCAGACATCTGTATCGACTCTACCTATATGCAGGCGCACCTCACCACGTACCAGATGTGCGAGGAAGATTTCAAAAAGGGTGACATCGACCACTTGGTCTTGATTCTCACCCACGAACTTTGCCACATCCTGGTTGATCCTTTTCACGACCACGCTGAACCCTTCCTTTCCGACACGACGCGCCCGTTCTTCCAAAACATGCTGGAGAACCAGACCCAAAAGCTGACGGCGGTCCTGCTAAAAAACCTCCCCAAGTCAATCATCCCTCCGAGGTAACGTGGCCTCCACTATTGAGTTACAGCGGACGATCAATCGTACGTCGCAGTTTCTGCGCCTACAGCCGCTGTTGTTTCAAAAGAACACAGCGAACGATCCCGCGTTTTCCAACGCCGACTGGGTGAAGCAACTCATCCTGTCGCCTCCGTTCGCCTGGAGGTGGAATCGCACCGCGGCTACTTTCACGGACCCCACGTTTGTAACCATCATCGGACAGACAGATTACGTAGTCAACTTGCCTACTTTTGGGTGGATCGAGAAGGCCGTCGCGTACGAACCCGTAAATGGTTATCTTACCCACGAGCTCCAGGTAGGGTTGATCTTTGGGGCAGACGCTCAGACTAACCAGCCTGCTCGCATCTCGGCGCAGTTCGACGACGGCGAAGGCAATATCACCTTCCGCATCTTTCCCGCGCCCGACCAAGTGTACAACATCGTGGTTGAGTACCAGAATTCTGCTTCCTTGTTCACCTCTGTTGACCAAACCTGGGAGCCTATTCCGGATTACTTGAGTTTCATTTACAACTCTGGATTTGACGCCAAAGGCTACGAGTACACCAACGACCCTCGCTACATGACGACCATGCAGCTCTTCTTGCAGCAGCTTGTGGACTCCTCGGAAAATCTTTCTCAGACTCAGAAAAATTTATGGATCGAAGATAAATTAAACTCGCTCCGCCAGACCGAGATGGTCCAGAAGGGAACACGATGAGTTTCTTTAGAGATGTACTCAGCAGCTCCTCAAACGCCAGCTTCGGGCGGTTTGCGTCCCTCATCTGTATTGTCTTCTGCATGGGCTGGGACACCGCATCTCTCTGGTTCCTGCTCGCGCACTGGAGCGTTCTGCACCCACAAATTAGTGACCTCTGGGTCCCCGCCGCCATTCTTATGGGGCAGGGGACGTTTTGTTTAATGCCCTACGGAACGAACAAGCTCGCGGCGAGCGTGGACAAATCGACCAGTCCAGATAATGGAAAACAATGAAGAAGCTACTCCTACTTTTCGCGCTGCTCCCGTCCTTGTGTCACGCACAAGTGACTGCCGGGTTCCATCGCGTCAATCAGATTATCGCGCGAGGTAACTCCGGAGTTGTAGCGCAAGTCGTACCCGGATCCTCTATTTTCGTCGCTAGCACCGCAACCGGTATCGCCGCGACAATTTACTCCGACCCTCTTCTGACCCTGACCATCCCGGGTTCGATCCTGACTACCGATAACCAAGGTAACTACGACTACTATCTGCCACTCAACACCTGCGTAACGGAAACCATCTCTTACCCGAGTTCCGGTACCCTCACGGTTGCCAACATCTGCGGTAACGCTGGGTTAGCCCTTCCGGTGGGAACTTTGAACGGTGGTACTGGAACCATCGTGGCACCTGCTGCTGGTCAGATTCTCGTGGGGCAGACCGGATCTGTGTACGCTCCCGAAAATCTATCGGGGGATTGCACGCTCGTTGCGAGTGGAGCGATCACTTGCCTCAAGACCAACGGGGTTGCGTTTACTGCGGCGGCCACCACGGCTATTGGAACGAGCGGTTCGGTCCTCCCCTTGCTATCCAACGCGAACACCTTCGGCCAAGACCAGACTATCCAGAGCAGCCATTCTGAGACGGGCCTGAACCTCGTCAATACCGGTTCGACCTCGTGGAGCCTTCAGGTCTCGGGCACCGGGTCGCTGTTCAGCATCATCGACAACACGGACGGAGTTACCCCGCTCTCAATGTCCGATGTGGTGATCACGGCTAGCGTACCTATGAACATCCAAGGATCGCCTGTCTGCACCTCCACCAATGGAGTCTGCACGACAGGTTCCGGAACCCTCACAGACTTCCTCACGGGTTCATGGCCGTCGTGGCTTACGCCGTCCGTGGCGAACCCCACTTCCGCGCCTATTCTTTCGGTTACGGCCTCTGCCATACCGAACTCGTCTCTGGCGAATTCCTCCTTCACGATCAACACCTCTACGACTTGCACCCTCGGCTCGAACTGCAGCTTACCGGGTAGTTCGCGGACCTGTAACGCAAACGGATGCTACGAAATTGGCGCAGACGGGACGATTGAGGAGTGGGGCCGCGCGGGTCCGATCCCTACCGGAGCGAATCAAACAAGCCAGTCGGTAACCTTTCCCTTCCCGTTTACCACCACCAGTAATCTCATTCCGATTCTGACAGCTTACGGATGCCCGCAAAGCGCTTGCTCGGGCAACAACAGCATCAGCGTGAATGTGCTGGATAACAGTATAGCCACGACAGGGTTCACAGCACACGCAGCCTCCAACGTTTTGGTTGGCGGTGGCGGGGCCAATCTGGCCAACACCATCTACATCATGTGGTCGGCGAGGGGCAATTAATGAAGCTACTCTTTACATTACTTTTGCTGTTTTTGCCGTTTCCATTATTCGGACAAGCAACGACGGGATACCATCGCACCGCCCAAGTCATCGCGCGGGGGAATGACGGCGTCGTCGCGCAAATCGTGCCCGGCGCGCGTGTATCGGTGACTCTAACTTCAACAGGGGCGGCGGCCACGATCTATTCCGACCCGCTTCTTTCCTCTCCGATCGCGTCGTCTTTAGTGACTACCGATATAAGCGGCAACTACGGGTACTACATTCCTCTGAACGAATGCGTAACGGAAACCATCTCCAAGCCGGGCGGAGGCAGTTTGGTGGTTCCGAATGTCTGCAACAACTCTGCTGGCAGTAGCGGGGGCGTCATTGATATCAACGGCGTGTCTTGCATGGTAGGGGGGTCCTGCGCCCTGCCACCGTATTGTGCCGGTCCGACATGCGCAAATCTTGACCAGAACAACCCGACCTTCTCGGTCACAAATCTTGTGACTACGGCGGCCATTACCTCCACATCACTAACCATCCCTGTGTCATCTACGACCGGCTGGCCTTCGACGGGATGCGGCTGGACGGCTCCGATCGTTGAGGCTATCTGTTGGGACTCGATAACCCCAACGTCGCTCGTCTTGAATCAGCTCAGCTTTCGTCGCGGAACGAATGGGTACGGGGCCAATTCGCACGTCATGGGGTCCACAATCGAGGGCAATGTGTTTTCGCTGGCCGAGAGCCCTACTGGGCCCCAGCTTATGGCAGTGAGCACCGGCACGCAGATTGGTTTCAACAACGCGATCAACCCCGGCCTGGCCCAGACTCAGGTATTCGGCAGCAATACGCTTTTCGAGGCTCA